AAGCGGCCACAAGTCTCGCTCGTATTGACAACATTCTCGATACGGGCCAGAAGTCGTTTGATCGTTACGGCTCGGCTCTGGTCGCCTTGGGTGCTGATGGTGCATCTACGGAAAGCGAAATCACCGAGATGTCGCAGCGCCTCGCAGGTCAGGCCAAGCAGATCGGTTTGTCAGCGCCACAGGTTCTAGCCTTTGGCGCGGCAATGGCGTCGGTTGGTATCGAGTCCGAAGCAGGCGGCACGTCGATGTCCAAAAACTGGAAGGAAATCGACTCAGCAGTGCGCGCAGGTGGCAAGAGCCTCGAAAACGTAGCTAAAGTCGCTGGAATGACCGCTTCTGAATTCAAGCGGGCATGGCAAACCGATGCAGCGGGTGCAACGGTGGCGTTCGTCGAAGGACTCTCAAAAATTGGCGCCGCAGGTGGCAACGTCGCGGGCACGCTCGAAAAGCTCGGCATGACCGATAGCCGCCAACAAGATGCCTTTATCCGTCTGGCGGGCGCGAGTGGACTTCTGGCAAACAGCCTCCAGACTGGCGAAACAGCATGGCGCGAAAACTCGGCGATGGTGACAGAAGCGGGCAAACGCTACGAAACGACAGCCTCACAGCTTCAAATTCTGCAAAACCGTGCGCGTGAGTTAGCCATTCAAGCCTCTGAAGTTGTTTTGCCCGGTGTCAATCGTGAATTGAAGGGATTCTCCGATGGCATTCCCGAAAACGCGCAAAAAATCGCCGCTGCCTACGATGCCCTGGGTCCAGCAGGCCAAAAAGCAATTATTGGCCTGTTGGGTATTGGAGTCGTCTCAGGCCCGATTTTGAAAGTTGCGGGCAATGTGATGACGCTTACGGGCGCGCTAGTGAAGCTGGGCGGTTGGGTTTTGCCGTCTACGCTGACCGCTTCGCTTGCTGGCCTTGCTCCGCTTTTGGCTAATCCATTGGTTGGTATTCCGCTTCTGGTCACCGCGCTCGGCGTCGGCGCTATTGCGTGGGAAAATTATAAAGCCAAGGTCGAAGACTCTCTGACTGCTCAGCACAATGCGGAGATGAGCGCGCGCAGTTTGGCCTCGGCTCTGGAACGCGCTCAGGAATATGCAGGCACTAGCAGTGCTGCAAAATCTTCGCTGGGCCGGTTGCAAGAAGACGCCAAGGCCGCAGGGCAAGACACCGACAAGTTGATTGCGCTCATTAAAAAAGCGACGGATGCCAAAGTAACTGTCGGCAAAGATATGAAGCTCGATCCGCTGGCTAAAAACGCGGTTCAGAACGAGTTACAGCGCTTCATTAACAACTTGTCGTCGAAGACCATCGAACTGAATGTGAAGCTCAAAGGCGCCGTTGAGTCAGCGCAGGGCCAAAACACAGGTTTGGCTAACCTTGCGGCGTCCGAACTCAGCTTCCAGCAACGTGCCCAGCGAGCGGGTGTCTCCATTCCCACGAGGCCAGCGGCGAGCCGACCTGCTACGTTTATGGAGCGGCTAACGACGGGTTCAGACACCATCAACAACACAGCCGCCATTGAGCGCTACAATCTGGCGATGGATAATGCCAATTCACGCGTTTTGGCATGGGAGCGCGCTAATTTGCGGGCCAGTGGCACAGCCCGCGCCGCAACGGCGGCCACAACCCAAAAGCTGACTGAGCAAAACAAGCTGGTTTCGGATTTAACCGACAAAGAACTTGCACGCGAGAAAAAGCGGCTCGAAAACATGGCAGCTCAGGGCAAGCTCACGATGGGCGCAGGCAGCTATGACGCGGGCGCTTATCAGCGGTCGCTCGAAGTGCAGGATGAAGCCAAGGAGCGCGCATCGGCGGCGAAATCTAAAAGTGATGCTGACAAGCGAGAGAAAGAGCTCGCATCGGGCCGCGCGCGGGATGAAGCACAACGCAAAAGTGAAGAGGCGGCTCTGAAGCGACAGCAGGAAGCTGAAGCGATTGCCGATCAGGCGCGCCACGATTTGGGACGTTCGCTCCAGGACCAACTAAGCGACTGGAAAACCTTTGAGGGTGTGGTCGATAGTGTGCGCTCCAATCTGGCTCAAACCGCTGAGGCGGGCAGTGCAGTGAGCGAAAAAACCGCGCGCGCCAAAGTCGAAGCGCAGCTCGCGCGCAGCGAATTTGATGGAATTCCCCAACCGCTCAAAGAAAGTGCGGTGGCGTTGGCTGGAATCCAGGTGCAGCTCCAGAAGATTGTAGGCACCCGCGACGCTGTGCGCGAAACGTTTAACGGCATTTTCGCGGGCCTTGGCAGCAGCGATCAAGCGAAATTTGCAGCGTTCGCACAGCGTTTACAAAATGATTTGAAGTTGGGAGAACAGGCTAAAGCGCTGGCCGATGACGCGCAGCGCCACAGTCGCACCCTCGATAGCGCGGTGAGCGGTCGCACTTCCTCACTCGAGTCACAAATTCGGGCGAATCAATTGGCAGGGCGCAAACCGTTTGACGATCCGAATAACCCAAACGATGGCAGAGCCAACGGCGACTTAGTGAGCGCCGCGCGTGCCTTCGTGGGAGCGACCGGCGCCGATATGCGTGCGTCGGGCAAAGCTCACGGCTTAGAGTGGTGTGTTGGCTTTATTCAGGCGCGCCGCGAGGAACTGGGACAAGAACCTTTAGCGGGCGGGACTTTGAAAGTCAAAGGTCTGCGTTCGTGGGCCGAAAAAGCGGGCCGCACAACCATTGACCCGCAGGCTGGTGACATCTTCACCCGCGTTGTGGGTGGCGAGCGCCATGCCGCGATTGTGGCTTCTCGTAAGGGCAACACGGTTACAACTATTGGCGGCAATGAGGGAGGCGAACGCAACAACCTCAAATCACGAGTCGTCGAAGGCGCAACCTACAACATCAATGCGCCCGGCGTGGTCTTCATTCGACCTGATGCAGCGCCTGGGCCTTCAGCCAATGTTTCGATAGAGCCCAGCGTCTCGACACTTTCGGATGCGGCTGCTTACAAGCGTTGGAAAGCCTCGGTTGGCTCCGATGGTCTGACACCCGAAGAACGCGCCAGCAACAAAACGCCCGCTACCTCCTCACAAAGTCCATCTGTTGCGTCGCCAGCTACTAACGGATCTCGCACTGCGCCTTTGGGCCAGTTCGATTCTCGTCTTTTAACAGCGCGTGCACTTCCAAACTCTTTTGGCCCCAGCATGGCCGATTATCAGGCACGCGATGGCGAATCCACGAAGTTTCGGCAGGATCTCGAAACCCTCATCACACAGCTTTTAGGTCGAGGTGTGAAGCTTTCAGACGCTTCGATTAAAGATGCAGGGAAAACCGCACTTAACCTCGATTTGAGCGCCAGCCGACGCGAGGCGACCCGCGAAGCCTATCGTGAGATGGCTGGCCTTAATCGTGACATTCGACTTATTGGACGCGAAAACAACCCGTATTTGGCGCTGCTTGAAGAATTTGAGAGTGGTGGAGCCGAATTCGTCACAGCGGTCGCTAAAAACCGCAAGCTGGGCACCGTGCTTTCGTTCATGAAAGGCCAGCTGCAACAGGGAACTGATGAATTAGTCAAGGAGGCCAGCCGCGCGGCACGAATCGCATCGGAAAATCTGGGGATGTTGGGCGCAAACTATAACGGTGCTGATTATGAAAGGGCACAGTTCCAGACTGAAAAACGGTTTGAAATCTGGGAATCGCCGGATATCGTCGCCACATCTCAGACCATAGAAAAATTGCGAGGGCAGGGCCAAGAACACCAGGCACTCGCTCTTCAAAAGGATCTTAATACCGAAGCGACACGCCGCCTGACAGCCGCGATGCAAGCGTATGATTCAAACGCTCATTCGCGCGCTCTGGTTGGCCACGCAGAACAATTGAAAGCGTTGAAAGATGAGGCCGATGCTCTCGAAAACCTCATCAGGTTGCGTGGCCAAACTGGAATTGCTCGTGGCTTGGCCGATGACCACGCCGCAGCGGATGAAGCGGAGAAAAAAGCGCGCGAAAAATTCCAGCCTTTGGTCAACAGTGGGAAGATCACTCAGGATGAAGCGGATGAAATGGTGCGCGACGTGGGTGAATCGACGTTTGGCAACGCTCAGAGAAAACGGGGGAGCAACCAAAACACCTCGCTTGAGGACTATAACGCGGCTCTGCGTGACAACATGGCGTTGCTCTCAGACCAAAAGCGAGCACACGAAACGATGGCTGTGGACTCGCCGGAGCTAGAAACCGAGATTGCGCTGTTGCAGGAACGGGCGCGGTTGTTGTCCAACGAATTCAAAGACCGTGTTGGTCGAGACGCAAAAGGCGGGCTGGTAATTCCTGCTGATGTTCAAACAGAACTGGAGCAGCGTTTGGGTTTGAAGCGAGAAGAGCTTCAGCTTGAAAGCCAACTCGCCCGCGTTGTGAAAGAGCGCCAGAACTTGCTTTCTCTGCAAAACAGCGTGTTGGACGAGCAAATGCAGCGCGAAATGACGCGTGCCGATACAGCGCGGGAACGCTTGGAGATTGAACTCCGCTACGAAGCTCAGAAACGAGAATTTGCCGCAGAAGCAGAAACAGCCGCAGAAGCTGCTGCACGAACGCAGCTCGACAACGAACGCAAAATCAGTGCGGCCCAAGAAGACCGTATCACGAGGGAGAAAGCCAACGCAGAGCAACTGAAAGGCGCTTTTGGGATGCTTCTTAATGGAGATATAAGCGGGATGGGGAATCAAGTGATGGGGAATTTTAAAGATTCAATTTCCCGAAAAGCGGCTGATTTCCTTTCAGGACGTGGCAAGGGAGATCAGTCACCTAACCCGTGGAACAATCCCGATTTCACGCCCGATTTTGGCACTCGCATGGGGCCAGAGAAGTTTCTTCCTAACCCGCAGAAATTCCCTGGCATTCCAGCGAGCACATCGGCGGGAGATATTGCGGGTGCTGTGCGTGCGGCTCTGGCCGGTGGTATCATGGCCGCGCGTGTTGAAGTGCGAACCGGACAAACTAATGTGCAGGGAATGAATGTAAATGTGGCTGGCGGAGGCAATGGCGGCAATGCAACTGGTCTTATGAATCTGATGCTTAGCGGCCGCGACAATGGTTCTGGCGGCAGTGGGACGACACCAACGACTGCACAGAGCGTGTCGGGAGTTATTGAAGCATGAAGATTGAACTACATCCTGTGATTTTGCCAATTTCTCCGAAGATTCGCGTTGTTGGCGGTCCTAGGTTCAAAAACACGTATTTGGAAGATGCACAAGGCGACCCACAATCTCAAATTTATTGGGACAAGGCCAAGTGGGAATGGACGCTTCGTTTTGTCGAAGAGTCGATGACATCGCTGATCGGGTTTTTTCTCGCCCGCAATGGTTGCGGATGGTTTTTGAAAGACGACTTTGATTACCGCGCTGACTTTACGACTGGCCTTGTCAAAACCATGCCAGACGGTAATCGCTATTTGATGAAGCGTTACCCGGACACGGACAACTTTCGGCCCTACGAGCGGCGGATTCGTTGCCCCCTTCCTGGAACTATCGCGTTTTCGGGCGTTTCTGGTTCACCTGTTGTCGATCCATATAGCGGCCAAGTGACAGGGGCCACAGGCGATGGAGCTGCAAGCTTCGATTTTGTCTGTCCAGTCATCTTTGCTACCGATTTCATGGAAATGGAGCGTAAGCCAGGTGATGCAGGTAGTACTTGGCAAGTGCAAATCAAAGAGATCGGGAAGTTCTCGGTCGCAAACTGAATATGCCATTTCACGTTTCCAATTCCACTCCAGAGCGCGAAGCCGAAGCGCTCGCCTATTTGCAGGGCACGACGCGGCTTTCGTTGGCGCTACGTGTCGAGTGCGGCGATGGGCAGGTTTTCGCCTTCACCGATGCCGAAGAGGATATTTTGCTACCCGCTGGCACCTGGGACGACATCACGATTCCGCAAACTCTTTATCAGTCTGGCGAAGGCATCTTTCCCAAGAACATCCAGCAGAACCGCGACCCGCGCAAAGTCGATCACTGGGAGTTTGTCGCGTTCATAGGTGCAATCGGTTACGTCTTGGAAAGCGATGTGGCACGCGGCAAGTTCCAGAAAGCGCGGTTTTCCTTCATCATTTTCGCGCGTGATCGGCTTGATTTTCAATGGCTCAGACAACGCGGCAAACTGGGTGACAAGAGCGACGACAAAGGGCAATCCAAGTGGAAGATGAACGGTTTGTCTCGCTTGCTTCAACAGGAAGTTTTGGAAGTAACTTCGCCTTTATCGCGCGCCAAATGGGGCGACCCGGCGCTCGCCTTTTTCGACTTAAACGGCGACACTGGCGACGGTTTCGCGGCGCGTGTGTCGGGCGCGGTTTCGCTTGTGGACGCAACGTTCCCACGTCGGCGCTTCGTTCTCGCAGCGGCGCAAGGCTTTCCCGAAGGACGTTTCGCCGATGGCACGATTGAGTTTTTGGACGGCGCAAACGATGGCGTTGTTATGTCCGTTCAGGATTATGAGAGCGCGACAGGCTTGTTTACGCTGGATGAAAGCGCGCCATTCCCAGTCGCGAACGGCGTCACGGTGCGCGCTCAAATCCGCGCGCCTATGACGTTCGAGGACTGGAAACTGTATTTTGGCACAGGCTTTGGCTTTCCCGGCGAACCGCAAATCCCCAACGCAGAAGATGCTCAGGACATCAAGGCGGGCTAATCTCTATGAATTTCCTGGGTTCTCTCGTCAACATCGGCGCCGCGTTCGCAACCGGCGGCGCCGCGTTGTATTGGCAAATTGCGGCTGTCGCGTATGGCGTTATCAAGGGTGGCCCAGAACAAAAAGGGCCAAGACTCAATGACCTCACCATCACTCTTGACGGCGAAGGGCAAGCGATTAGTCGGGGTTGGGGCCGTTGGCGTCAAGAGCAGTTGCGGCTCTTGTGGACAACGGGCCTGCTCGAAGACAAAAGCAGCAAGCGAAAGGGTGGTTTGTTTGGAATCGGCGGCACCAAGATTACCAGCTATAAATACAGCGCGAGCGGCTTATTGCTGGGCGGGAAAGGCCCAGTCACGCGTTTGCGGCGCCTCCAATTGAACCAGCACGTTGAATACGACTATGGCGACGGCGATGAAAAAGGACTGACGCTGACATGGAACGGCCAATTTTGGAGCAGCGCACCGATTTCAACGGCCTTACCGCCACCTCCATCACTCTTTAGCCGATGGGGTTTTCGAGTCAATCCGGCGGCCACGAGCAACGCGAATTTAATTGTTCGCGTTTATCCCGGCACTCTGGCTCAGCCGGTCGATTCGTTGCTTGTGGCCGCGAAAGGCGCTGACGAATGGACGAATTATCCCGACAAGTGGATTGTCGCGGTCGAAATCAAAAATCTGGAAAAATACGGCAACTCGATGCCGCGCATTTCGGTTGAGATGGAATATGCTCAAACCGATCTGGCCGAGGTAATTTTAGAAGTCGCTTCGTGGGTGGGGTTAGAAGCTGCGGATTTCGATTTGAGCGCGCTCGAAGGTCTGAGCGTGGCGACGAATGGGATGGTCGGTTTTCAGGTCGATTCCAGGCGCAAGGCGTGTGACATCATTGGCGAGCTAATGGACATCTACCATTTCAGCTTGCCGGAAGTGGACGGCGTTCTGCGCGCTGTGCGTCGTCCAAGTGGCTTTTTGGTCGAGCTTGATGAGAACGCGCTTCGTGTGCGCGCTGGCTATGAAGCGGGTGAAGTGGCTGGCGCGCCGCTTTCTGAGCGCGACGAAGAGAGTCTTTCGCGGGACAGCGAATATTTGTTTCGTGATCCAAACCGCGAATTTGCGCCCGGCTATCGCTATTCAAGGCGCTTCGATGCGGCCACAACTCGCAAGAACACCCAACAAACCGGCGCCAGCATGGAAGGCTCGCGCGCATCGAGCGTCATTCGTGTCTTGCAAGCGGAAGAGTGGGCCGGTGCGCGAGGTAGAAAGGGCACACGCGGCCTTGAGGCGCTGATAGACGCCGCTGGTGATGAAGGCTGGATTGCTACGCCCGATGGTGCGGTTCCGATGGTGCTGGATCAAACCGACGTGCCGCTTTTTGGACCAGTAGGCGAGACGTGGCAGGGCTTAGACCCGCTCGTTTACAACTTGCCTCTGCGCGACGAAACGGCAGGTCTTACGCGGCGCACACCAATCGAGCGCGGCTTTCCCATCGTTTGGGCGGGCGAATGTTCCTTCGTGGAGGGCTCAGGTGCGTGGATTACTCAGAAATCGTTTGTCATTGGCGTGTGCCGTAGCATCGGTGACTTGCGATGGAATGGTGCTGATGTGGAGATCGAGCGCCGTGAACCGGGCGGCGACTGGATAGAAGTGGCTGAAACCGGAGTCGGCGACGAGTCGATCATCGGTGAACTGACTGCACCTTGGACACCCACAGAAGGTTTTTCGAGCGATGGTTTCTCATGCCAACTCTACGGCGGCGCACTCACTTCAACGACGGAAGCCCTGGCGCTCAGCGGCGCGAATCTGGCTTTGTTCGAGAATGGCATGGCCGTTGTCATTCAGACCGCAACACAAACCGCAGCAAACGCCAACAGCAAGTTCTACAGCACAACGAACCTGACCAGCGGCATTTATGGAACAGATGACTTCCTAGAACCGCTGGCAGCGGGCGCTCGCTTCATAATTCTCAACGATGCAAACGCGCTTCCGCTTGATGGGCCGGAGTGGAAAACATTGCCAACGGCGCCGGTCTTAGGGTCTGAGTTTCGTCTCATCGTGCAGGAAGATGGCGCGCAGGGTGAAGAGGTTGTGTGGACGCTCGGTGAGTTCGAGGGCGAAAACATTCGCACGCCATCGCCTGCTGTCGAGGCTACGCGAGACATCGACGGTGGCCTGAGTCTGGTGGTAGCAGGTCGCACGCGCTATCTCGAAGACATGGATTTGGACGCGTTGCCCAGTGGCGCAACCTACCGAGAAACGTCAACACCAAGCGGCTTCAAGTTTCAGATTATTTTGACTTGCGAGGGCGCTAGTGTGACGGTAACGCACTATTCGACCGACGAGCGCGCAGAATTTGATTTTGCATGGACGGCGGGCGAACTGGCAACGCTACTTTCGCTCTCCGAAGCGCAAATTGCGGCCAATGAAATTACGGGCACGTTAGCTCTGTGGGGCGCGACTGCGCTCGGTAGGGCAGCGAACTTCTCGGCTTCTCCCTTAAATGGCGAGGTTGTCGATGAAAATTACGGATTCTTCCCATTATTTGAAAGTTGGAGCTAACCATGAAACCAAAACTACCCTCAACGCTTTCCGTTCTCTACACGCTAGGCATTATCGCTGCTGCGTGGGAGATGTGGACAATCGTAAACCGCGAAAACGGCGATACCTTCAGCGCGACGCTTCGCCGACTCGGACAAAACCAGCCGTTTATTGTGCTGGCGACCGGCCTCGTTGTCGGACATCTCTATTGGCCTTTGCTTGACAAAGAGGACATCGAATCGAAATGAACTATCAACTTTTAAAAGACGAACTCAACAAGCCTGAAAATGACGGGAAAACCGACGCGGAAATTGTCGCCGCTCTTTACGCAAAAACCATCCCCAACCCAGAGCCTCAAGGCGCTGTGCTGCGCGCTCTGGTGAAGATGGAGGTCATGTCTCATCTGAGCGAGGAATCTGTCGCTAAGGTCTTGTTCTATCCGAATCTGCCTCTGGTTTTTGAAGCCTTTAACAACCAAGACCATCCCAGTTCGGTTTCGTGGGTTTACTCGTTATGGATGGCAAAGCAAATCACCGAGGCAGAGCGAAATGCCTGTGTCGCTTTCATCCAGACGCCGATTCCTGACCCAGCATGGAGTCCTTTGGTTTCGTGGTGCGAACTCCACGAAACGGAATGTTCTGGGCAGGATCTTCGCATCGCGCGCTTGATCGACAAAGCTGCATTTGCGCGCCAGAGAGCGGAAGTGTGGAAGAGCATCACCTCTAATCTCGAAGCGGGCAATGATGTGGACATCGAAGGGGTGAGCTAAATGGCACTCGGCGGCCTATGTCAATTTGAAGTCAAACCAACTGGGAACGACTTAAACGCGGGTGGCTTTAATGCTGCTGGCACCTCACCGGGCACGGATAGAAGCCAACAGGACGCGCCACACGTCATCATCGACGGCGCGACCATAACGGCAACTGTTCATACCACGACCACTCAAATCATTCTCGCGGGATACACCGTCACATCTGCCGACAATCGCAATTTAGTGAGAATTTCAGGCGGCACAGCAACGGCGGGCCTGTATGAAATCGTAGCCTTTGACACAGTAAATAACCGCTGGACTCTGGATAGAGCAGTAGGGACAGCAGCCGCAACCGCGACGGGCCGCATGGGTGGCGCTCTGGCGTCTCTTGGAATGGCCGCAGGTTCGATGGGCGCTCAGGGCCATAAGTCATGGGTGAAGTCTTCCACCTATGTCACCACTGTTAACACTGCTAACGTCTCTGGTGGAATTGTGAGCTTGTCAGCGGGCGGCTCCATAGAGGCATACGACACGGTTCGCGGAGATAAGGCGGCAAAAACCATCGTTCGCCCTCATGCCAACAGCATGACCATGTTTTCGTGGGGTGGCACAGGTGTCTCCATCTTGGCAAATATAAGAGTTGAAGCAGATGGATTCACTGGTATCACAGCGTTTTCGAGCGGCAGTAGCGGGCGCGGCTCCATTATTGACTGCGAAGCGATTAACTGCGCGACTGGTTTTACTGCGGTCTCCGCGACTCGCAGTTATGCCCAAGGTTGCACAACAGGATTCACAGGTGGCTCAATGGCGTTCTGTGTTGCAAAAGCCTGTGCGACTGGTTTTGCAAGCGGTTCGAGTCTTGGCTGCATTGCAGTGGGGTGCACATCTACTGGATTCGCCACAAGTAACGGTGCCCAAGGTATTATTTTTCATTGTGTTGCTCATGCGTGTGCAACTGGATATTCCGTCAACACAATTATTGCTCGTTTCATCAATTGTATCGCATCGAGTAACACAGTTAAGGGATTTGCCAGTTCAGTTGGCACATCCCTAAAACTCGCGTCGCACAACAATACAAACGACCTAACGCCTGATTATGTATTAGTCGCAGACCCATTCGTGAACAGTTCGGCGACTATAAACAATGTGGCCGATGCGTTCGCGGCTTTCACCCTGAACGATGTCGCAAACGGGGGCGCTTTATTAAAGGGTGTTGGTTTGATGGGCTATTCAGACATTGGCGCTTTTCAACATCAAGATACTGGTGGTAGTGGCACAGGCGGAGCGGCCAGTTTTATTGGAAGTTCCTTTATTGCAGGTGGATTATTATGAGTTACAAACCAGGCGATGTTGTTTACCTCTCGCTCCCAACGCAAAACAGCACCGGTGCAGCAACCAACGCTGACTCTACACCTGCCGTGATTGTCAGGCGTAACGGCGTCACCGATGCAACCGTGACGCCGACCGTCTCCAATGCAGCAACGGGCCTTTATAACGTCTCGTTCACAATCCCTGTGGGCTACGCGGCGGGCGACACGGTAGCAGCTCTCGCACAGGTTACAATGGGCGGCGTCACCGGGCCTTACACCGCGATTTGGCGCCAGCAACTCGACACGGCGCGCGTTTCCGAGGTCCATTCACGACTCGGCGTGGCGGGTGCTGGGTTAACCGCTCTCGGCGACACCCGTATCGCAAACCTCGACACGACAGTTTCGAGCCGTTCCACCTTTGCGGGCGGCGCGGTGGCGAGCGTGACGGCACCGGTTACTCTCCCGGCCACAGCCGCACTTGAGGCTACCGTGCAGAGTGTTAAAGCGAAAACGGATTTGCTTCCGTCTGACCCTGCCGACGCCTCAGATATTGCGGGCGCTTTTAGCACCGTGAATACGACGCTGGCAGCCATCGCAGCCTACATTGATACCGAGGTCGCGGCCATCAAAGCGAAAACCGATGCGTTGCCTTCAGATCCCGCCGATGCGTCTGAGATTGCTGCGTCATTTACTGCAATCGCGGCATCTCTTGCAACCTTGAGCGGGTATGTTGACACAGAAGTTGCGGCTATCAAAGCGAAAACCGACAATCTGCCCGCTTCTCCTGCTGCGGTCGGTTCTGCTATGACGCTAGAAACAGCCGAGCGAACAGCTATCCGCACCGAAATCGACGCCAATAGCACACAGTTCAAGCGGCTTCTGGGACTTAATCAGGAAAACGCAGTGTTCGATGATACGACTTACGCCGATGGGAAGCTCACTGCTGCGACCGTGTATGTTTACGATTCGAAAGCGAACGCTGTGACTCACAACAAAGTGACTGGGCTCTTGTTCAAATACTCGATTGCCCAGACATTTGTGAGCGGCAATCGCACTGTCGGCAAAGTTTTGCGCGAAACCTAATAACAAATGAGAAACCAAAAGGGCCGCTGCAATTGCAGCGGCCCTTTCTTGTTCTGGGGTTATTATTTAGCGTGATCGAGCAAGCGAGCGATGCGCGCCGCCAATTCGATAGGAGGCATAGGCTTCTCCCAAATGTCGGCAATTTGATGGGAGTGGCAATCTTCCGCGCTAACACGGCGTTTATTGCCCGTGAAAAAAGCGATAAGCGTTGGATTGGCCAGTGTTTCCCTTACGCGAATTTCGTGAGCTACCTCACATCCATCCATGCCTGGCATCTCGTAATCGAGAATGACGACATCGAAGGCGTGGCCGGCTGTCTGAGCGTCAACGAATTGCTGTATCGCGTCGCGTCCGCTTGATGCCATCCTGATTTCAAAATAGGGGCTGAGTCCCATTTCAAACAGCGTGCGAGTGTCGGCTGCATCCTCCACCATCAAGACGCGAATGCGAGTAGGTATCACGTTTGGAACATCGTGAATCTTGGGCGGAATAGGGCAGAGCGTGCCGAACCATCCCAAGATGTCGCCTTTAGGACTGCACATCACTTCGCCTTTGCCAATGACAGGCACAATTTGACCGTCTGGCCGCTGGATTCGATACGGAATGACACAATCGCGTCCATCGGTGACAACCGAGGCCCATTTAGAAGTCACGTCGGCCACATCAGGCGGATAAACCGTGTTTTTCCAGTTGGAGCCCATCAAGTCCTCAATGGAGTGTCCGACCAGCTCAGCAAAACGCCGGTTAACCTTGATGATTTCACCGTTAGCATTGGTTTCCCACTGTGCAATTTCTTCCAGATTGAACTTCGCTTGCTCCCGCGCTTCGCTTTTTGTGACAAGGATTTCCACGCGTTTAACCGAATCGTTGAGACTCGATCCACCATTAGGCCGGACTTCCTTATGGATTTCCTGCACCAGCTTTTGCGTTTGACCAAAGGATTTGAGGAATGTCACAATGCCCTTGCCGACGTTGAAACACCCCAGAAAAACGGTTTTGGTTTGCTTCCAAAACACGAGCAAAATGGTGAGGAACGCACTCAACACCATAATCTGCTGTTTAAATTGATCAAAGAATTCCATTATTTCGCCACCACCGAGCTTGCATCCACCAGCAAATAGGGCAATTTTGCTATGCCTGCGCGGTTCATTTCGGCGTAAACGAGCGCAATAAATGCGCTGTATTGGTCAGGTGGCAAAGTCTGGCAACCTTCGGAGTAGGTATTGTTCACGCCGCCACGGTGGATGTTGATAGCTACGCCAGGGCGTGGGTTTGTCTGCTGGTCGCGTGAAACCGGCACTTGCTCGTTAACGGTCGCTGGCCGGAGTGCAGCATAGGGCACAAACGGCGGTTTGCGCGAGATGCCGTGCTTGCCCTTTTTATACCAATGCACGCCCAAACGAAGCGTAGCCATGCCATACCGAAATAGTGATGGGTCGGTATTAGCGTTGAATGAAGTGAATGTGTGGGGAGAGACGACAAACATCGCGTCGTCGTAAACGCCACGATCGTTGCCCGGACTCCCAAAAGTGTGGGAATAATAGCCGCGCACACCCACAAGTGCCACAGGAGCAGTAACGCCGTGTTTTTTGAGCAGTGCGCGCACTTCGGCTTCTGTAAGTCGGGGGCGCGCTGAGGGAATGATGGGTTTCATAATTTGGTGTCGATCTCGTAAGAGACGTTGGGGATTCCGTCTTCAGGGTCGTTGGGTAGGCCTGGTATCGGCGTGCCGTGTAGTGGTCTTCCGTGAACGCGCCGAATCGGTTGCCCGTATTCTTGTGAGGGAAGCGTCTGCGCACGCGGTTCTGGCGGCGCAGGCAAAATGTCGGTTTGCTCTTCGAGAGCATCAGCGACACCCAAAGGCTTCCAAAAACCTTTGAAGAACACGATGGTAGCTCCCAAAATAGTCAGCGTGGAACCGGTGAGGTTGGTCGCAGTGAGTTCACCTTTGAGCGAGACCTCGATGAACGCCGCAATTAAACAGACAATCGCAGCAGCGGTCGTTTTAATGGGTTTAGACCAGTGGGATTGGATGACGATAGACACGATCAGGGGCATGATGAAACTTACAATGCCAGTCCAGAGGTCAATTGATGGGGACAAAACAAACTCCTTAGCCGTAAAAATCGCACGCGAAAAAGCGGGCAGCGGCTCAAACAAATTGTAGGGCCGCAAACCCGCTTTGTGAACGATATGGAGGACATTGCGAAGCTGCTTCGCAATGTCTCTTAAAATGGTGTCGAGCGAATCCTCTGTGCGTAAGTGCCGCCAATAGCTTTCTTTTCGACTTTCGGCACGGAAACCAGCTCTCCTTTCAATTCGCCAACGCTCACTCCTTGTATTCTTGCGTTGGTCTCCAGCATTGAATCCAGCTTTTGGCGCACGTCGGGCGCGACTTTTGGCGGGGCTGTCTCGACCTCGATAGCTTCGACCGGCTCACTCTCACCATTTTGCAGGTTTTGAAGCATCGACGCGATTGTTGCGTGGCTTTCAGCTACTTCCGCAACGCGCGCGCTGTTATCGCGCCATGCTGTTTCTAATGACGATGCACCTTCATAAATGCGGATAATGTTGGGCTGGCCTTCGCAAGACGTCTCACCTCCCTTTTTGCGTTTGGCTACTATGTCCCGATGATATTCCTCGATAGAAATACCCAGTTCGTCTGCGCGGCGTTGCTGGCCACGACGAATCTTCTCGCCACGGGAAAGAACCGGCTCGGGCGGCTTCGGCTCATTTGATTCCAATACGCTGCTACCAACCGCCACAACATTGTTAAAACCGCGTTCAACTGGTTCAGATACTATCGCTGCTCGCGTATAGAAAGGCTTCGCCAACTGCAAAAAGACGGTTGAGATTTCAACCGTCTCGCCCTGGCCAAGCAGCACCGTTGCGCGCGGAAAGTTCTCGTTTGGACGGGTAGGGTGTATTTGCGAAATGAAAACTTCGCGCCCGTCCAAGTCTCCTAGTCCGGGCTGGCAGCTGATGATCTGCACTTTGTCGTGAATTTGGAAAATTGTGGGATTCATGGTTTAGTCTCATATTCGCCGAGGCGCAGGCGACCTTTCGTGCCGTCCGCGTCGATTTCAAACAACTCAATTGACCCCTTCAGTTCGCATTTGTAATATCGGGAAGCGTTCGTTGACAAGATATAAGTCTTCGCACACATCTCGTTAAAAGCAGCGAGGGCTTCGGCTAAGGTGGTGCCATCGGGAGATGTGGTGTTTGTTTCTTCTACCTCTCCATTTGGAAGCATGGTTTTCTGCACGAGTTCGTATTTCATCGCTTCCCCTTTTTCTTGTTGCGGCGATGCTTGGCCGCGCGTTTTTGAGCGCGATTGGATGGAGGAATAATTACGACCGGAATGGTTTCCAAGCGAACCTTGATGCGTTTCCATTCAGATTTAGTCATGCGCGCGCCCTGCGTCTCATCCAGGCCAAGAATTTGACGAGCGCGTTGCTCCTCAATGCCCAAATCGGCGGCGACTTTCATCATGGCGTGGTTGATTGGGTTTGTGTTTTCGGTTCTCAAATTGTCTCCAACCCAAAAGGGTGATCCCATTCCTCTTCACTGCCAACAGGTGCGGGCGGTGCGGAAAAGTCCGGTTCATTGTCTTCCGGCTCTTCCCACTCCGGTTCAACTATTTCCGGTTCATCGTGGCAAAGGTCATTAAAGTCGCGGCGCGCTATGGCGCGGTCATATTCTTCAGCGGTCATTATTCCTCCCGTAATTTCTGCCACACGGCGCTCCCATCAGGAGTCACGATGCAGCGGGCTTTGTTGACTCGGAACGAATAACGCAGCGTTGCCCATGTGCCACTACGCTGCACTTCCGTGTCTTGAAACGGCGTGGCGATGATCAAATCGGTTAGGTCAACGATGGCTTGATTTCGTTCGAGCGGCGGCAAAATGTCGTGCATCATGTCACATTCCAGATCGGCGCGCATTTCATGGCCGATAGGGTAGGCCGGGTGGCCAACGGTCACAATGCCGAGCGCCTGAGCCGTTTCGTGAAATGTAGCATCTGCACCAACACAACAGCCGTGATGCACCTGCGCCCGCTCGCGCCAGAAGCCGCGCAAAATGTTCTCGACCGCGACCATTTGCGCTTCTGTCATGCCGTCGCGGGTGCCAGTGAATCCAATCTTCATGGCGTAAGCCTCTTGAACACAACAACCCAAACCCACGGGTTCGCCTTCCAAGAGCCGGCGCCGTTGATTCTTTCCCATAGCTTTTGAAACTCCTCACGTGCTGTGATGTCACGATCTGGAACCGGAGGCAAGCAAGAATAATCAATTTTCTCCCAAGCCTCACAGCCTTCGGCCACTGCATCCTCTTCACTAATATCGTTCAAACGTTCAACACGAATATCCAAAATATCGAGGGTAATACGCGAAGCCCAACGCGGCATAAAAATAGACGGACGCCAGGCAGGTTTCCCTACTTCTGGTGATGCACATTGACACTCGGGGATTTGGTCACAACATTCACCATCGACGCGATAGTAAATTCCATCCTCAATTGGTGGCAAATCAGCGAGCGGTTTGCCGATGTAATCCACATGATCGATGTAAAACGTTTCTCTCACCCAGAGATGGAAGCCAGGAGCACCGTAAGGGCATTTGATTCCGATTGGGTCGCCATTCCGATCAAGGAAGACAAAACGCGGCCTTCCATCCGAATAGCCATCTTGAATACGGTCAAATTTCCATTCGTCGGGGCTTTCGTTAATTATTTTCAAACCGCGCGTGCGGCGGGTATTGGTTTTCGGCTGAATGTTGCGGAGTGTTTCATCAACCATCTCAGCTTTCATTAGTAATGGAAGTTCAGGTATTTGCAGCATTTTGTTCCTTGAGCGCCCGGTAAAGCGCCTCAATTTCGTCTTCTGGCTCAATCTTTTGAACCGGAAACAGCAAGTCGTTAAGCGCGGCGTTAGATCCAGCGCAAAGCATCGGTGGTTCCATACCGCGGGGCGATTCCCAAACTCCATGCTGAGTTCCTGGAACCGAGACAACCACGCTTTTAAAATCACGGATTTTCCAGAGATATGCAAATCTATGTGGTGTCTTGTAAGGTTTGGTCTCAACAAGCTCGCAAATAAGCCATGTGTAACCCTGCGAAACAAACGCAATAGGGCCGCGATAGCTTGTATCCCAAAGTCGGATAACGAAGCCCAACTGTTGAATTATTGGGAGCGATTCGGTTGGGAAATCAAGGGGGATGACGCGAAAGCTTTTCACGATTTCACATCCTCAAGAGTTGGAAACTCGAACGACTTCATCTCGGCAAATTCTTCATCAGGAACATTTTCCAGAACCAGATCAGCGCTCGATCCAACTTTCGCCTTTTGTGCCCAGACACGAATAAGGGCAAATAAATCGTTAAGGTCTTCATCGTTGTTGGTTGGAGCTTTGAAACTTTCGCCTCCACTCACAAAGCTAAGGACTTTCATGAAGTTAGCTCCAGAGCTACATTCTCGCTGATAGCCGCTTCAAATGAGCGTGTAGCTGGCTCCCACTCAATTTCGCCGAGTTCACGCTCGAAAGTCAGAATCTTGACCGCTTCAAAGCACACTTGACCCTGCGACTTGGGAAGCGGACGCGAGCGAATCATGTAACGAGTCTCCGCTAACTTTTGCAGGTGAAAGATTAGGTCGGCTTCCTCATCACTTGGCTCGTAAAAGTGATTAGTTGGGTTGGCTTGTCCACCTCTACAAATGAGTGGCTGGTTATTCACTTTGTCGAGGACTTCGTAAATCACGTTGACCGTTGCAGGCGGCGTTTTCTGGCCAGGGGAAGTGACGCCTGGAAAAATCTTCGTAGTGTGCTTGTAGCGTAAAGATATTTTCATCCTCTGATGTCCTTCTCGATCAAATCATTGAGTTTCAAAGCAAAGTTCGCCACGCTTTGAAGCAATAAATTACGATATTTATTAGGTGCAGCAGAGCAGGCAGCAACACAAAGAATCGCCGCTGCGAAAAGTGGGTCTGTGGTTTGACAACGAGCTGCTAAATCACTCAGTTCGTTTTCAATTTCTTGGGTTTGATTCATACCGAAAGCGCCCCCCGTTTCTGAATTTCAATCCAGACTCGCGCACAGGCAGCAGCATCGGCCAGAGCCGAGTGCGCGCCGTCGAACGCCGCGTTAAAGAAAAATTGATGAGCCTCAGCGAGATTCGGCCATTTGTAATCGCCGTATTGCCCTGGCAGTTGCAAAATTGGTTTGGCAGCTAGCATGGCGCAGCGGCCCTGAAGCGCCTCCATTTCGTCCGTGATGTTTTCGCGCAGAAACTGGGTCTTCATTACTCGAAGGTCAAAATCGAGATTAAAAGCGACCATCATTTCAGCGCGCCGACAAAGTGCGTTAAAAGCGTTCAAAGCCATTCTGCGAGGAACGCCGTGTTTTTCGCAAAATTCCGTCGTGTAGCCATGAACGGCAGCGGCTTCGTCAGGGATAATCCAGCCATTGGGTTTCACCAGAAACTCCACCTGAGCTACGATTTCGCCCCCATCGGTGCTCAGAAGCGCGCCTATTTGCACCAGATCGGGCTGGCTGGGATGCAAATAGGCGGCTTTAGTGGTTCTGCCGGTTGTTTCAGTGTCGAAAAACAGGATCATGGCGCCGCCTCTGGCGATACCACTTCGGCTTTTTTGTGCAGGTCGAAAACGATGCGAGCCGCCACGCCTCGCCCATTGTCGCGCTCATAGGCCGCGATATGCAACACGTCCGAGGAAAGATCAACTTTCATCACGCGACCGCGCAGATAATCGAACTTGGTCTGCCGAAGTAGGATTTCGCCCGCCTCGACAACATCGAGCGGCGAGGGATTGTAATGCAGATGCCCCATTCCCTGTGGTTTGGCCGCGTTGTAAAGTGCCGCCAAAAGCGCCGCTTTGTCGATGCCGTTGATGGACAGTGAAACTACATAGGACAAACCCTCTTCATAGTTCGAGATTCGGCGATCTCCTTGGGTTATTTCCTTCAAGGCGGTCTCAAAAATTTGGCTTAGGGCGTAATTGTCGAAAGCCAACGGCGCCATTGAACCCGCCAAACGGTCGATGTTCTGCAAACTGACGCAGGGCCTCGCCTCACCAATCATCGCTAGCAAACCGCGCCCGGAGGCATAATCGCCAGTGATGATGATGGCATTTGGGCAGTTTTTGACGCCTTCGACCATCGTGTGCGTGTGGCCACAGGCGCGAGAACGGTTGTAATGCAAAACCAAGGTGCGTAAAACAGTTTCGATGTTCATAAATTATCCCTTGATGCCTAAAATCCGTTCATTCCTTGAAAAACGCCAAGAGCAAAAATTGCACATGTCCACTCGCCATCGGTCAGGTCGCCTCGCTCATTAAGGGCAGTGATAACCTCTCGCAGAGATGCTTTATTCTCGATCATCTTGCCGATAAATTGCTCGATTTCATCATTTCGCGTGGGCGAGCAGAGCACGGCGGCCAGTTGTCCGCCCTTGGGATTCCATTGCAGCAATCGTTTGACTTGCGGCACTGGAATGCTGACCAAATCGCCTTTGCAGCGTGCGCGGATTTCACGATCAATCTCAGCCGCGATAAGGGCACCCGATTTCACGAGGTTGAAAATACGATCATCTTCGATCTTCAAATGGTCATATTGGCCTTCCTGATTCCGCCAAGGCCAATCCATCTGAGCGTATGGCTCGCCTTCATCGAAAACCTCGCGTATTTCAGCGCCAGTGGCGCCGCGCGCCTGTATTGAAGAGCACTCACCGTAAACCAGTGCAGCGTCTACCAGCTCACCGTCTGTGTGCTTGTCGTCATGCTCCGGCGTGTAGCCGTCGATGTTCATTTGCCGCATTCTCTCAGCGGCGATCAATTCAATTCCAGATTTCATAGATTATTTCCTGAGCATAAGCTCTGCATTCCAATCTTTAGCGTGAGGAGGCGCGTAACGTTTGACGCGCGCGCCTGCTTTCTCGAGAAGCGGTTTCCACACTTCGAAATCCGTGTCTCCCTGCTCATCATTGTCGCTAGCGATCAACACGACTTTCCCGCTCGCGGCAGCAGGTAGCCAGTCCGGAAGGCCAGAGCCGCACGTCGCTACGGCTGGGATGTCGAAAAGTAGCAGTGACATCGCATCGATGGGCGCTTCGGTGATGGCGAAATCACCGGTCAGTGCGTAGGGTGTGGAAAAAACGCCCGTCATTTTCGGGCCTTTGGTGATTTTGGCATCGCCCCGAATCGCGCGGCCCTGAACGGCAACTATTTGCCCTGCACTGTTCTTTATGTCGAACAGCACCGAAGCGCGACCAAACCACGAACCAGCGAACCGGACGCCACACGAAAACGCGATGTCATGCGGGATGCCGCGGCCTTCCAAATACTTCTGTCCCGGACTGCCATAGAGCGGCCCTACGACGGATTTCTCCATCACTTGCTCTAAAGACAATTTGGGTTTTAAGTTCTTTGGTGGCTTGGGCGCGCGAAACAGACCTTGCCGCGACTCTTCGCCCAGTTTTCCGCCCTGGTTGCATCTGTGGCACGTCCAACACCCCTGCGACACATCAGCGTCCAGACTGCGCTTTTCCTTGCCAGTGCAAACACCGGGCATCGGGCAAAGGAATCGGCGACGTGGCCAACCAGCGGGCGCACCCGGGTCAAAGGCTTCGAGGTCAGCGAGGGCGATCATTTTCATGACTAAAGCTCGTTTTCCCAAAAATCGTCTTCATCTTCCTTTTCCATTTGTTCCAAGGTTTTGCCGGGATCGGCGGGGCTTTCTTCGGCCCAGCGTTCAGTGACAGCTTCTACCGCAGCTTGTAATTCGTCATTGTCGAGCGGGTCAACGACATAAATAACCGTTGCGATAGTGGAACCGTCGCTCCGATTCATCGCGAGAGCCATAGAACCGGCGTTCATTTTCCGCATGAAATGAATCGCATCGGCGGGGCGCAGGATCAAGATTTCTTCGATTTTGGGGTCTCGTGGAACAATACCGAACTCACGCTCAATTCGCTCCGCTTCGGCGATGCCAAGGGCCACGGCTTTGATGAGGTCACGCACGCGGGCGCGGGCTTCAAGTTCGGTAGAAACATCATATTCGAGCGCACCTTCGGCCCTCGGCCTATAGGTCTCTGAGTCGAAAGGCCAACTATCACGCTCGCCGCTAAGATAAGAAATCGCAGCGCGAGCGAGTTCACCCTTTTTGTGTCCGTCATCATGCTCCGGCGTATAGCCTTTGCGGGTCTTTTGTTCGGCACGTTCGAGTGCCACGCGATCTAGAATGTTCATGACTGTCCGATAATCTTGGCGAGACTGGCATTGTCGAAGCGGTCAAACGCGCTTTTAAGGTTCTGAAAATCAATCCAGTAGGATTTCGCCCACTGGTCATCTTCGTCGCGCTCGATACGCTTGCAGAACTCGCTGTAATCCATATTGCAGTAAGCCGAAGTGATGGCTCTGCGAACTTCATTGATTTTTTCTTCCACGATTGAAACTCCTATTTTGATTGTTCGAAATCACCAAGATACTTCGTCTTCTTGGCGTGCTCTGTGGTCAAGATGCTTCGCATCCATGCCCGACGCCACTGTGTAGCCTTGACCGCGCAATGCGGCGTAAACCGCTCTTTTCTGCGCGGCGGAAACCGGCGTGCGGATTCCCTTCAGCGGGTCTTTGATCGACAATTCGCCTTTGTTGGCGGCAGCTTCGATCTTCTTTTTCACAAAAGCAACCAGAACGGTCACGTCCAAATTTTCATTCTTCTTGTGCGCGAGTTCGCGCGCTTGTTGTGCGTTCATCTAAACCTCCAATATCTTGATTTTGTAAAGCGCCATCATCAGATTGCGCTTGATGACGTAGGCAGACTTCGCCCGAGTCGGTTTGCTCTTGGCATCGACCACGTAGGACTCGCCGGGCTTCATGGCTTTTTGACCGTCCAACGTCGGCAGGTGAAATGCGCGCTCGACAGTGAAAGCACCATCGGCCTCGTATTGACAGATGCGAACTCCATTCACATCGAGCGCAAACATCAGCTCGCGTTTATCGACTTTTAAAGCCGAAATGTAACCTTGATTTTGAAGCAGCAAAAGCTGGTCGGCCATTTTCGCCTCATGCTTTGAGTCGAATTCACCTTGATCATTTTTCACTTTCTTCGCGCCGAATTTGTTGGGAATCTTCGCACCTGCATCCACTTCGGATTCAACGCGATCCTGAAAATCACGCACGGGAACAGGTTTTTGCAGGCCACCATCTGTGGGCAAGCCCATGATTTCCCGCGCTTGCCTTATGTTCATGCCGTTTTTGATTCTCATGCTTCAGGATTTCTCGTTAGCGCAGTGGCCAAAAAACACCTGTGATTCGCGCATTTCGCGGGCAATGGTGTTACTTTGTTCCTCAGCCATGTGCGTGTTGCGAATCAGTTGCGCCGTCCTTTCCAGCGTCGCCAATACGATAAATAAGTTGTCGCTCGCGTTCCATAGTGTGGAGCCGGGAATAAGCTGCATATTGTGGTCGAGAAGGCCACCGAGCATTTTCGTCTCCCCTAAGCGGTCTGGCCAGAGCACAACCGCGCCGATCTGATCTGGAGCGGTTGCAACGATGGCCGCGATTTGGTTCTTGATTTCTTCTTCCATATCAAATCCAGTGGTCGGGGTTGTCGTCCCACATCGCAAACTCTTTGTTGCTGTGGGTCAGGCACATCAACAAAACCCCCAATACGATGGCAGTAATCACGACGGGCAGAAACACCCAGTGCAAAAATGTTTTCATGGTTGATCGGGGAAAAAAGCGGCTTCAAAAGTGGTGTTCAGTGACGCCACTTGTAAAACGAGGGCATGGAGAGCCAACAAAATTGCGGCATTGGATTGAACCAACGCAATCGTAGCGGGATCAGCCAGACCAGCGGCCTTTTGAGATTCCTGAGCCAATTTGGAGGATTCTTGCAGCTTTTCACCAATAGGTGTGGCTAGAGAAATTGTTTTCATGGTTTGTTTTCTCGCCAGTAGCGGCGATTTAAATAAAGCGTTTGGCGCTCGCGTATCTGGCCTTTGAGCCATGCGCGAGCGCCAAACATTTGAATGTTAGACCAGGCTCGTTCTATCTCTGCGAGCCAATTAGCCTTTGGTGCCAACGGCGGCTTTGAAGGTGACGATTTGTTTTCCGTCCTTTTCTTCAACGTTGATGCTGGCATTGGTAAGTTGGGGAAAATGCGAGGCGTGATGTTTTTTCACAGCTTCGTTGGTCATGGACTTGTCCGGCAGTTCGAGGCGTTGTCCATTGAACATGAACACGCGGGGCAGGGTAGTTTTTTCGGCCATCAGTCAGCTTCCTCCTCGGAATCATCTACATCGGTGGGCACGGCGCGCCCTTCCAGTTCAGCGATCATGTTTTCGGGTTCGATTCCCGCGCCTTCACACGCCACGTGAAAGCGTCGATACAGCGCACAGACAGTCGCTACATTCAAATCGTGTTCGTCCAACCAGTCTGCTTCAGCGCCTGGGATGGTCGCTGTCATATCGGGGCTGGAGCTTTCGATAGGCGGCGCGGGTTTGGGCGTAGCTTTCGGCGCCGGCTTGAGGTTCTGGCCTTCACTGCTGGCGGTCGCAAAGCCAACGCCCTGGCTTACTGGTGGCGTGCTGGCCACACCGCCAACGCCCGCTTTTTGCGCGGGCGATTCGTGCGCGCGGCTTTCAAGCTGTTTGTCGTTCTCGCTCTTTTCCGGTGCTTCGTTGGCAGCATCACCGGCGCCGTCTTGGGCTACTGGCGTAGCGGCGCTTGTCCGCATTTGTAGCACGAGGAATTCGCCCTGATCGGTTAGTTTGAAATGGTGGCGCCCGTCTTTTTCTTCATCAGTCACAAAGCGCGGTTGCAGAGCTACAAGCATCGCCGCGACGTTCGCAGGGCTGACATCGATTTCTTCGGCACTGCGCGCGATAGTCGAATTAGGATGAAAATCGAGAGTCTTGAGAATTCGCTTTTGCTCGAAGCTGAGTTCGATGGTGCCGCTGAGAGGTGCAGCCATTACAGAGGTTTCATTTTGACTGTTTGCGCGTGCCTTTTGATCTGCAAGCAATTCAGTGCCTCGCAACGACAAAAGCAAACTTTCGCCTTGATCGGTCAGCGCAAACGTATTGTCTTCAACAACAACTAACCCTCTGGAACCCAACTCCGCTACAATGAGGCTGACTTTACCTTCCGGAATCTGTGTTTCTTCGGAGATGCTGGCCACGTCTGAATCTTGGTCAGCACCAATAGCAACTAACACCTTTGATTCAAGAACAAGGAGTTCTTCGTCGACACTTTGCGAAGCTGCTTCCAATTGTGTCTGGGCTGGCTCTGCTTTCGGGATTTTGGGCAGCTTTTTGACGTTGAAATCGAGGTGAATTGTCTCGGTCATGCCATCCGGTAAAACAACCAGATATTTTGGATGGACTTCTTTGACGGTCCCGAAAATCTTCGCATCCGGTGCGAGCTTCGACTTCCATTCAATGCGATCATCTGACTCGAAGACCGAAACCAGCGGCGCGCCTTTGCGTTCAACGCCACCGGCTGGCTCTTCGATTAGCTTCGGTTGCTCGCCGGCGGATTTCGCTTTTTCGGCAGCGTCCAAGCTTTCACGGACGGGCGCAACTTCCGCATCAAGACGGCGTGATGACCACTGCTCATCAGCGCATCTCTGGCCCAAAACCTCAACGGCGGTTTTGTCTTCGATGATGCTGCACAGAGTTTTAGCGTGGGTTTCAGTAATTTGGCCGCGCGTGAGCAGATCCAGCACGCTTGCGGGCAAGGCCAACAATCGCATCCGGTTGGAGACGACGGGCGCTGAAACCTTGTATTCCTCGGCAACTTGAACATTCGTTTTCCCGAAATGCTCAATCAAGTTGCGATAGCCGATGGCGATTTCCACGACGTTGAAAGAAACGTGTTCCGTGTCAGATTTGAGGGCGAGCGTCGCCATTTGCAAATCCGAATAGTCGCCAACTTCGGCATCGCAAAACTCCCATTGGAGATGTCTGAAAGCACGCACACGGCGCTCGCCATTCAGAATCTGGTGGGTGCCATCGCCGTTTGGAGTGGGACGCGCCACGATTCTATGGAGCAATCCATCATTAGCGATGCTGTCGGCCAGGGAGTCGATGTCATCGAACAACTGGCGGGGCTGAAAAGGGTTGGGCAGAATGTCTGCAACGCGCAACCGCACTATTTTGGTGGGTGTCTGGCTCATTCGGCCTCCTCGACTTCAGCGGCAGCGGTCGGGAGCGGCCCCCAGGAAAGAAGTTTGAAATTCACTTCGGTCATAACTTTGAACGCGAGCGCGGGCGTCAAATCGTTGAATGACTCGATACCATCATGTCCATGCGCTTTGAGGAAGCGACTCACCACATCGATGCGTTCCGCGCGAAACTGGGCCGCCATGGAAAGTCCTTGCTGTTCACACGCAATAATCAGCTTTTGAACTGCACTTGAGATTCTGCGTTTGGGCGGCGTGGCCTCGCCTGCTGGCGCTGATTCGACTGGGGCCGGTTCGGAAGCGATTTCGGGTTCAAGGACAACCTCTGCTTCAGGAATGGTCTCGGCATCGGTGGTCTCACCGTCAACCGGAGCGGTTTCGCTGACTTCACCCTCGGCCACATCGTCTTCTGTGGCTTCTTCCACGCCTTCATCCATCGCTTCGGCGTAGTCTTTTGTCCGCTCAGCTAAAACGCGTTCGACTTCGGCGCGCATTTCAGGCCGGACAGCTGCGCCACCATCCCAACGCTTGATGCATCCTTCGAGAAACTCGGTAGGGCAATCAGCTGGAGTGCGACCTGCACATGCACCTTTTTTAAACGTCAGGGAATTTTCAGTAGATGCAGTGGCCGTAGATGGAGCTGGGGACGTTTTGGGAGTCGTCACTTTTTGGCGACCAGACGGTGGCTCAGGTGCCGAAGCGACAACAGCGTTACCAGCCACATCGGTTTCAGTTTCTAACTCGTCAGGTGTGTAATAAGTTTGGCTAAAGACATCTGGGGCAAATCGTCTCATGCCCCGTGAAATGACGCGAGCGAAGAGCATATCGCTAGGTGTCCGTTGCCAATTGGCTTTGGGTTTTCCATAACCGTTGCTGGTCAGGCCCGCTGCTGTTGCCTCTTCTATTGTCATTCCAAGTGTTCCGACGCTTTGACCTTCCTCGAAAAATTCAAGTTGGCAATCAAAGTCATTGGAAACAATGATTCTGAAGTCGTATTTCTTCGACTTTTTGATAGCAGCGGCCATGATGCCCGCGCCGATGGATGGTTTGCCTTCAATGACATGAATGCCTGTCATTGAGGCTATCGGACTTATGCCGATTTCTTGGCCGAAAAGCACTTTGACGATAGCCTGTGATTCACTTTTTGCGTCTGAAAAATAGCCACTTTTGGCCAAATGAGAGGCTAAAGTAATAATGTCCAAGCCGGGATACAGCGGTTGTATAGAAGGCTGGCCTAACTGTGGCATGACGAGCATATCGCCAGCGGATACACGGGCCAATTGTTGATTCTGGCTCATATTATTCAAGTTCCTCCAGGGGTTTTACGAGAGCGAGGCTTTGCGATACGGATAAGGTGACTGCGCCGACTGCACGCAAATCTTCCATCATCGCATTGGCGGCAGCGGTTTTTTCGCCTCTTGGCGCCGCACTTTTCACTGTTTCGAGCAACCTCGTTTTGTTGATGTCGCACACGGCAAACATCTGATCTTCTGAAAGTTGGGTCTGCATTACCTTTGCGGATTCTGGTGTAAGCGCAATGGTTTCGCGGTTCATCGGGCGCAGGTCGAGCACTTTGCCTGTGTCAGTGAGAATTGGGCCGCCACCAAAAACGAATTGCTTTATGGCCATCTTCACATCTTCCACGCGTTTGCCCAGTGCTTGGGCTACGAAATACAATTCGGCAGCATTGTCGGGCGTGATTTCAAACGATTCACCGCTTTCCTTTGCCATGACAAATAGGCCAGCCTGATTGTGAAGTTGGGGGCACCTCGAAACGGGACAGTAGTGACACTGCTCGCCAATGCGTAGTACACCTCTGAGCGCTTCACTTCCGGCGATCACCAAGGTTTCTTGCCAAGCCTGAAGCTGGTCGAGTGTGAATGTCTCGCTGTCTATAACTCCTTCGCGAAGCCAAAGTATGGAAACAATCACTCGGTCTATCGCGGCTTCTGAGGTAGAAGCAAAACGTTCATACGCCAACATCGCGTAGGTTTTAAGCTGTGCGCCGTAGTCGCCTTCACGCCAGCCTGATTTCCAGTCGCCAACGCGGATCGAGCCATCGCCCGGCAGCGATATTATGTCCGCGTGCCCCGTGATTTCTAGGTCGATTGCTGTGCCGTCGCCGACAGGAACATCTAAAACGGTGCAAAGTTCGACTTCCGCCTCAGGTTCTGGAAAAAATTGTTGGCATTTCTGCCAGAGGTTCGATGCTGCCCAGCTGAGCTTGATTAGTTCGGTCTTATCAACATCGTGAGCAGCGGCCACGACATCCACACTGGCGGGCATCCCGTATATTATGCGCTCGCAGCAATCGTGAACTGCGGTTCCCAAACGGGCTGGGGCGGACGTGGATTCAAAGGTGGGAAGCATCATTGAACCCGGACATTTGGTGACACGCGGCGTTGAACTGGCACGCAATGTCAGGTGCGGTGGTGAAAAAATTTGGTGTGGTTGGAGCGGCATAAGTCCTCAGTTTTTTGACAAAACTACTTTGTCTAGAGGGCTTTTTGGCACCTGGTTGTAATACCGTTGGTGCAGTCTGGTTAGTTCGTTTTGGACAATGGAAAGCTGATTCTGAGCTTCAATGCGAAGGGTGTCAGCTTGCACAATTCCGGTTGCTAATTGGTGATTCAATCCGAGAAGTTCATTAGTTGATTTGTTGGCTTCCGCAATGCAGCGGTCTTTATCTTTCAATTCCGCCTTTTGCTTACGAATGTCGGCACACAAGTCCGTGATTTTCTCGGTCAATCTATCGTTGTCTTCGCACTTGTCGAGGATGATTTCTTCCTGCTGATGCACTTTGCAAAGCAGGTAATACGCCATACAGCCAAGTGCGGACGCTATTATGAGGGTGAGGATCTGATAGATCATCTTGTCAAAACTCTCCTTGGCAGCCAAGGCCGCCGGTTGTTGTGGTTATTGACGCGGAATCATTCTGATTTGCAGGTCGCAGGCTGGTAAATTGCCGCCGTGCTCTGCTTTGAGCAGCTTGATTTGGCTTTCTAAGTCGCGTCCGATGCGTTCCAGCAAAGCCGTGGTTGCGAGTCGTTTGCCCTCTATGCTCTGGGCTGCGTCGACTATCGCGGTTTTTAGGCTTTCGTCGATGTTTGCTGCCACAATTTCTCTTCCCATTTTCCCTCCCGTGTAGGTTTATAATCAGTCAAGAAAAATAATTGATTGATTAATTGTGTCAAATCATACGCCCGTAATTGATTATCGTCAAGTGCTTCTTGACTGATTTTCGACTTTTTTTTCTTAATTGATTATGCTTTGTGGAAATCAATTGAATAATTGATTGATTCTCACAGGGAAAAACGCGATGAATTATGAAAAAGGGGGAAAAACTGATGGCCAGAGTCACATACACCTGCAAAGTCTGCGGCCATCAGTGGCACCCGCGTAAAGCGGCATTGCCAGAGGTTTGCCCAAACCGCAAATGCCACTCGGCCTATTGGCAAGAAGGGCCACAACGCGCCTCGCGCGCTGAATCGCTCGCCAAAGCGAAGGCTAAACGTGAATTGGAGCAAAGCGTTCTGGCAAAACGAGTCCCTGTCTCGCAGAAAGTGCGCGAAGCGACCTACTACAAATTAGGTCTTATGCACCCCAAAGATGACGGTTTAATCACCATTGGCAAGACCAACGCGAACGAGTGGTATGACGCAGGCACCGAGCCGGAAGAGGAATATCCGAAAGCGGGAATGCTCGACTTGCTCTCGTTCAATAAAGAAACCGACGTCATGTTCGTGGTCAACGAACAGGAGAATTCGGGCATCTGTTTGACCGGAGATGGTATTTACCCCGGCGACATTATCCATTTCCGGAAGGGCATCCAACCCAATAACGGTGACATCGTGCTGGCAGAAGGCTTCGATATCGAGGGGCACTGGTTTGTTACTGCCAAGCACTATCATGTGCGTGGTCTGCGCTGGAACGGCCTTCCGATCGTGGAGCTCCGGCCCTCAAACCCACGGTGCAAAGTCATCCGCGTTTTTCCACAAAACATTCTGGAAATTAGCGTCGAAATCTCTCGGACACACCGCAATATCCACAAGCGCAACAGCAGAGGACGGAATAAATGAACAACAAGTTAAAGATTTTCTTGGTCGGCTCACTGATTTTTGCAAGCGGTTTTGCTGTGGCTCAAACACCAGCCGCGCGCAGTTGGGCAACCACGGTCGCAACGGCGGCCTTTAGTGGCGAAAAGGGCGATGACGAAAAGTTAGCCAGGGCGTATCAAAGCGCTGCTGGCAATGCGGACCTCACAAAGATGGCGGCGCAACTCGCCTTTAGTTGGGAAGAAAACGCGAAGCCAACTGAAACCAGTCTGGCTGTCTTGCAGGTCATGCAAAACCAAAAAATCATTGAGCAAAACGCTCAAATTATCAAGTTGCTTTCCCGCAAGAAATAAGATGATCATCACCATTTACTCAGGCAAAGGCGGCGTCGGCAAATCAACGACAACAGCCACACTCGCCCACATCTGGCGCGCGAAAAATCCGATTGTTATCGACATGGACGAACAAAAAGCAACTGCCGTGTTTGCGGAGTCGCTTGCAGGTATCAGTCGCCACGATGTCGAATCATCAGACTTTTCGCAATTCGTAGCGATCCTTGACCCGCGCCAACTCGTAATCATCGACTCGCCGCCATTGTGGTCCTTTGCCAGCGAAGCCATTCGCATAGCTGACCTCGTTGTTATCCCTTGCGTCACCGAGCTTTTACCCTTTCGCGCTACGCTTGCGACTCGCACGAACGTAGGAGGAAAAGGGCGCATTTTGCTCACTCGCTACAACTCATTCGACGCTGAAGCGAACGAAGTCCGCGCGGAGGTTAATTCGGAGCTCATGGGGAGCGTTTTTAAGAGCGTCATACCAGGCAGCCGCGCCGTGCGCGCCGCAACATTGTTGGGCCAGTGCGTCACCGAATTTGAGCCAGAAAGTAAAGCGGCAATCGCTTACTTTTCATTGGCCGAAGAAATTGAAGATTATTTGAAGTTTTAAGAGGAGCATCCAATGGCTGGAGTTTTAGACCGAGCAAAAAACTCGCTCGAAGGCGTGAAAATCGCGCCCAAATCGGGCGAGATTATCTACGATAACAACGTGGGAAAAGTCAGCATCGACGCTGTTTTTCCGATGGGGCAAGACAAATGGGGCACGATGGACACGGTTTCGCGTTCACAGCCTCGCCAGAATTTCAATGAGAAAGAAATGGCGAGTCTGGCCGAGAGTCTTAGAGAACATGGCCAGCAACAGCCTATCGTGGTGCGAAGAGCGCCCCACGTTCGCGGCGCAGATCGAGTCGCCGAATATGGCATTATCAACGGCGAGCGCCGTTGGCGGGCACTCAAAAGAATCGGCGCTACGGAAATTCTTGTGCGTGTCGTGAAAGCGGACACCCGTAGCGCTTATCGTCTGGCTGTTATCAACGATATCCACAATGTCAGCCACAACTCGCTGGAGCGAGGGCAATCGCTGATTGAATGCGAAGAGGATATGCGCGAGGAATTAACAGAGTTTTTGGCCAAGCATCTGCCGCTGGCTCTGGAACAGCCACTTTCGCAGGCTGGATATGAACGGCTGCAAAAAGTCGAGCACCTCACGCCGTTGTGGATGCGAAAGGTGTTTGAGCGTGCACTTAAAACGAAACGGCAGCCAAAGGTTATTGATGAAGATGTTGCAGCGACCGTGGGTATCACCACGAAGCGCATGCAGGATCTAACGAAACTCACAACGCTCGAGACAGAATTCAAAACCGCACTGGAAGAAGATCAAATCAACACGCGCCACGCAGGCGCACTTTTGCGGTTACCAGACAAGAAAGCTCGCAAGAAGCTCTATAAAATGATTTTGGATGATGGCTTATCAGGTGTCGATGCCGAGCAACGCGCCAAGGATATGCTTGAGCCGATTCAGAAAATCGGCGGGACTTGGAAAATCAAAGCCGCTGATCCGATGGTTCCGATGCGCGCTGCACTTTCCAGTGTGGAAGAGGCGGCCAAGGTTCTGCGCGAAACGGATGCACCAGAAAACCGCGATGAGCTGCGGCAAATGAGCGCGCAAATGCTCGAACTTCTGGCCGAAATCGAAAGCCGTTTAGCCTGATTCCAACTGCTTTTGATAGAGGTCAGCGTGTTGTTGAGCTACGATTTCCCACAACACAAGCGCCATTGGGGAGTCGGGGCGTTCTAACCTGTCCCAAAACACAGGTTCGACTTCGGCGCGCGCTAATTGGCGCAAACGCTCTTGTTCGGCCTCTGGCAGTGATTCCCAGACCGCAAAGGCTTCGCGAGGATAGATTGCGTCGTCAGGTTGCGAAGGCTTCAAAACAGGCGGTTTTGGCGCTTTAGCAACCTGTTTTGAAGTCGCGGGCGTGTCGGTAGGTGGAGCGTCAATGCGTAAGGCAACATCTCCAAACTTAAAAATCGCGATTTCACCGTCATTTCCCTTGCGGTAATCGACACTTGAGAGATAGCCACGCGAGATCAATTCTTCAATGCCAGAGACCAATTTCTCGCGGATTTTGGACGGATAAGCGTAAGGTGCCATTCCCAGCCGGTCGCGTAGTTTCATCACACCGATTTCAAACTCACGGCGCGGTGGCTTGTGAGCATTACGCATCATGTCCAGAAAACGAAACAGGCGGCGCGCGGTAGGAATATCCAGCGAGAGCATGAAATCCAAAGCAAGTGAGCGAACATTGCCCGCTAAAAACGACTCGTGCAGCGTTTCACTCCAACGAAACCACGAAAGGGGCAGTGTATTTTGGCCTTTGCGCCCAGGTGGCTCCGCAACAATACCAAAGGCTTCGAGCAAACCAAATGAAACAGCTTCGTAAGTGGCTTTAGCTCGGGCGTTCCAAAATGAGTGGCGTGCACTTATTGTCACGCTGGCGAGTCGTTTAAAACAGTCTTCCAGCGTGCGATAGGTGCGCGCATCATGGCTCCAACCCATGCGTTTGAGCACATCGAAGCGCGAAAAAGGCACGAGACGCGGCCATTCACCATGGCGCGCGATTTCGCGTGTCAGCTGCAAAAGCACCAAATAAAGCAATTCTTCATTGGGCCCAGGCAAGCCTAATTCTGTGTGGCCATTGACTTCCCACGAGGCTTTCACGATTTTGCCGTTGGGGAGTTGGCGATCATATTCGTATTGAATCAGTGATTGCCCCGCTCGTGATGCCGCTTGCAAAAGCGCGAAGGGGTTTCCTGCGAGATTCATTTCATCGCGTCCCGAATGTTCTTCTCCGATTAAAACCAATGTGCTTTGCGACTTTGAGTGGAGCATGATTTTGGATTTTAAATTTAAAAATGTCTCTTTTCTTTTTCTTTCTAAAGAATACATTCTTTCTAAGGCTTTCCCCTTGGCATTTTGAGCGTGCTTTCTTCCCCCAAATACCGCGTTTCCTTCCTCTACATACCGCGTTTTGGTGGCTTTTTTCTTCCCCCAGATACCGCGTTTCCTTCCCCTGCATACCGCTTTTCCCCAAAAAGACTTCCCCCAGATACCGCGTTTCCATGTTCTAAACGCGGTATCTGGGGGAAATCCACGCTCAAACAGACTCCCTCCTTTTAAAAGAAACGCGGTATCTGGGGGAAGAAATAGCCTCTCAGGGTGTTTTTTCTTTGCGTGGTCGTCCCCGTCCCCTCTTTTCACCCTGTGGCTTGGTTAGGTCGGTGCCGGTTTTAATCCGCGGGTATTGTTTGCGAGGTGCTGGATCAAAGCGTCGGCCGCCATTGTGGACTTCTTCGAGTGCTTCACAATAATTCCGGATTGCTGCATCGAAAAATGAGGTTTGGTCGAGAAAAAGCGGCGACCCACTCAGCGCAGCAACACAATTATCAATGCGCTGTGCGTTGTCTATGCTGACGTAGATGTTCTTCTGGCCGAGCGTTTCAGGTGGCGCGCCCGCCTTGACGAGCGAGCCAATAGCCTGCGAAGTGACGGTGCGTGACCGCCTGGGACGCACTTGACCTAACTTTTTGCGCTCGCGATGACGCTCCAGCACATCTTTGTCGTATTGGCGACGCTGTTCAGGCGTCATATTTTTGAGTGGGATTGGAAGTCGTTTAATTGGCATTTTAAATTCCCAGCGGCAAGTGCATCAAATCAACGGCTTTCTGTTTGTGCACCTCGCCGCGCATATCGTATTTTTGTGTTGTTGAGATTGATTCATGACCCATCAGAGCTTGAATCATCGGAGCATCGGCACCCGCTTCAAACAAATGAGTTGCGAAGCTGCGGCGCATATCATGTGGCGAAAAGGCTTTGACGCCAGCCCGCTCGCGGCAACGTTCGAGCGATGTCAAAACCGTCTGGTCGTTGAGGCGACGCATCTCGATTTTGCCACCTTTGGGAGTTGGCAAAAACAGCGGCCCGGCATCCTCACCACGAAGCGCAATCCAAGATTCCACCATCGGACGCACAAAAGCACTGGTCTGCACCAAACGCTCTTTGTTGCCTTTGCCACTGCGAACCCGAATCGTGCCAGTCTCACGGTCATAGTCCGCCAGATCGAGCGCCACAACTTCAGAGCGGCGCAGGCCTGCGCCATAAGCGACGATGAGCAGGGCACGATCACGAACGCCGCACGCAGTTGCAGGACAGGCTTTAATCATCGCGACCAGCTCACCTTTCGTGAGACTGCGACCGCTCGGCAAAACCGTGCCCTTCACGCTTTTCACGTTCTTGGCGCGCATATAATCGTCGGTGTCTATCTGCTCCAGATTCCAGGCAGCTTCAAGCACTCCGCGCAGAGCGCACAACATTTTGTTGGCTGTATTTGGCTTGTGACGTCGCGCTAACTCAGATTTAAGCGCAGTCGTAAGACCCACACGAAGACCAGCCCAGTTGAAATCCATCGCGCCACAACGACCACCCGAAAGCATGAGCGCCATCGTTTCGAGTGCTGCGCCCATTGTGCGCCGACTAGAATCAGCGGAGAGGCTGGCCAGATAAAGCAAAACGGGATTCTGGTCGGCGCTCCGAGCCGGTGCCCAAATTTGAAAAGATGCTGGCAGCGACAGCTGTGACTCGGTGGACGAAGCGGAAACGATGGACGTGCTCATGACAATCATTATATGCCTGTAATTGAAATAATGCAAGTATTATTTCATTTTTGGCGAATCATAAGCGGGTTAACGTGCCCGGAGTCGAGATTGATAAAGGCGCCGTGTCTGTCGATTGGACCACGAAACAAACGCCAAAGCAGGTCGAGCGCGAAAGTCACAACGGTTTGGTTAATGAAGAGATCTTGCTTCTCAAGCGCTTCGGCCAGTGAGCAAGAAGGCGTGTCATCTTCAGGTAGGGCCTCATCGAGGAGCTCAGGGAAAATATCGAACAAGTGAGGAAGGCGTGGCATCAGTTCCTCTTTGACACTGTGATTTGTCCCACTCTTCAAAGCACGCTTTGAGACTGGGACTAAACGCTTTTGGGCTTGGAGTTCGCCTAAAATTACTTGGCCGTCACGCGAACGATTTCCCATGTCGAGCCAGTATTTAGAAAGGTAGTTATTCTCCATGCCCTTGAATATCTCACGCCGTGAAGCTGCTGTATCTGTGCAGGTAATCAAGATGTTGCATGAGTTTCGTCCCTGGAATTTCTCTGGGCGCGCTGTCCAATTAAGCCCATAAAAGCAGTTCAGGCGATGGATCAGCACAGTAGCTTTGTTCTGGCCGATATCGGAAGGGCTAAAGAGTTGGCGACCGACGTTACTTTCGCTCACACGGTCAAAGTCATACGCCGTCACATCGAGACCACTCGGATGACCAATAGCCCGTAAACCACGGTCAATGCGAGCTAACCCAGTCAACATCTGTGAACCATTGCCACCACAGCCAATAACAAAAACCGAAATGGATTGGGTCAGCATTGAGGACGCAATTGTATGCGTCTCATTATTAGGGTCAATCGGTTTCGTCATGATTTAAGATGTCCTCCACTGTGACAGGGCTTTCTGCGCCTTGAATTGGTTCTAAGTAGGACCAGGGAAACCTTTCGGCCCCGACCATTTCCCGCCAGAGCGCATCATGGCTCGAATAATTGAGAAATTTGATCCGGTAATTGGAGTGCGTGTAATGGGTGTCGAAAAATGCGCGTTCCCACTGAGGAATACCACTCGTCGCCAAATTGTCTGGATAGGGTGCGTTGCCTCGGCACATCGCGCCAGTCGCGTAAAGGTTGAAATAAGGAGCGTAATAGATTGGTGTATCATTTCGAGGACGCTCAGAATTTGCTAACGCGAAAACATAAAGGCGCCCTGGTCTTGCCAAAAACAAAAGTGATGGATGACAAACGATCTTGCCGCTCATTTCTTTATTGAATTTTGAATTCGAAGTGCTGAAGTAAATTGGGCGTCTTTCCGAGGGAACAAACCACGCCAGCAACCCACCATCACTGCAAAGAACATGATCGGGCGAGACGGTTCGACGACTGGGTGTAGCTTCCAGTGTGCGAACCAAATTTTCCAGTGCCGGGCGGCTCAATAACTCACCGGCAGTGAGTGCCATTTTTTCCCCGTCATTATGAACGCCGTGGACTGTAGCCAGGGCGGTATTGCTTCCTTCATAAATCAGCAGGGCGCGGTTGCATTTCAGCTGTTCGCCCTTAGGCAGAAAGCCCCGAACGGGCATCAACTCTGGCTCCGTCCTTGTCTGTGTGCGGATGAGTGTCATATTAAAGTCCTAAATTCTTGGTCATCATCTTCGTTCAATATTTCCATGAGCGTGGCTTTCGCTTTAAAGGGATCGTTTTCAACGGGATCTGGCCACAATTGCGCCCACCGTTCCCGCGCCGCGACGGAAGGTCGATATTTTTTCCCGATGTTCTTTTCCGTATTGATTGCGGTCAGAATCGAGTCGGCAAGGCGAATAAGCCGCGCGCTGCGCCTGAGCCTGTCTATGGCGCTACTGACAGAAGCTGGATCTTCGGTGTGGAAAAGGAACGCCATGCAGCTCTCGCAGAAATCCCCCGCTTGCCATGCGTTTTCTGCGTTGTCATCGTAAACCTGAAAAGTGCAGTCGGTAGATTGCCATGCGACGAGCACAGGTATTACGAAAAAATCCCATTCGCCCAGCTCGGCAAGTTGGCTAAGTTGGTCGGGCCGTTCATTGCCCGTCGGGAGCAGAGATTTGATTTCAAGTGCTGATGTAAGTGCTTGGTGTTCCCAAGAGACAGGATCGACCTTCTGAAGCGCGCGGCGGACTGCTTTTTCATTCCAGACCGGATTTATCGCTTTTGCCGGAGCATTCTTTTCAAGTTCCAAGAGAGAGGGATTATAAAACTGGCATTTTTCGCCAGTTTCTTCCGCCTGGGCTATCTCTTCCATCAAACACTGCTCATACCAATCGCTTCCATCTAGATATTCGTGGGCATCAGTTGTTGACCATCGACCAACAGTAACCCCGAGCGCGTTTAGCAAGCTGTGAAGAGTTGCATAGCCTGCGCCTCGAGCGCGTTTTTCTAGTTGAGTGATGCACTCACTCACAATGCAGCGAATCGCGCGGCGACGCGCGGTTAGCTCTATCATGATCGCGCCTTGGGCCCAGTCATTCTTCGCAGAGTCGGAATAATCGAAATTGAGATGAATCGTGTGCAAATCATGTATATGCAGGTCATCGCGTACGAAACGTTCGAGCCCGCTTTGAAGTGTTTCACCGAATGAACCGCGCCAATCGTTATCGATCAAGACACCTTCACGATGAAGGGCGGCACAGATCGAGCGGGCGCTGTGGTCGGTGGCGATTTTATAACCAGTTGGAATTGTCGAGGGAATCGCGGGAATGCTAAGCGTGTTCAAGGGAGAATCGGCAATTGGTGCCAGGCGGGGCGCAGTGGCTCGCCGCGATTTTTCGCCAGAGCGTCCGACACTTGCATCGCGAGTCGTTCCGCGTCGGGGTTGCTTTGAAATTGTTCCGCGATGAGTAGTGCTTCGCCTGTCTTTGGTTTGTCTTGCAGGGCTTGGGTTAAGGTTTTGGGTTCGCATGGTGTTTTCATGGGTTATCGCGTAACTGCAACCAAAATTAGCTTGCAATTTTTGGTTTCGCATATTGAATTGATTGTGAGTTTGGGAGTTGGTAGGTTGGCGGCAAGGAGTCAAAACGAGTGCTTTAAATCCCTTCTGCCATTTCCTGCTTCGCTGAGTGCGTTTGATGTGAAAGCTGAAAGTGAATGGTTAACGGCAAGGAGTTGAAACGAGCGCGATTTTCAGGGAGTTGAAAGGTCTTTTCCACATAAGCACGCGGGCAACTCTTTCCGTCGCTGCAATGCTACTTCCGCGCAGCGTAGGAAACGGGGCGCCGCGACTTTTGGGGCAGACTCGGCAAACGGCAAGGCCCAAAAATGGCGCGGCTCCGAGCGAACAACATTTGGGAGCCGCAAAATAGCGGGGCGCGATTTTCGCGCGAAATTGCGGTTTCGCCTTATGCGCCCGCCGTCAGACTCAACGCGCGGGCGCCTCGGTATATGTGGTTGAGTTTTCATGGCGTCGCCTCATTTTCGAGCGTTTCGAGATAGGTTTCAGCGGCAATTTTGGCCGCGTCTATGTCCTCGAAGAAATCTATGAAAATGGCGTCGCCGCCGCGCTCATCAACGCGCCAAAGAGTAAAAGCGGTTTCGTTGCTGACACAAGAGGCAACAGTAAAAGCGGGAAAAGTTTCGCCGTCGTCGTTGGTTTCGCTAACGATTTCGCCCGCTAGGGCATCGTAGTAATCAACCCACACAAGCGGGCAAAGGTGCGCCGCGATTTCGTTTAATTCTGATGTGTCACGCCCATTAAGGGCGATTAAGCGGCGCGCGGCAGTACGATAAATGACCCGCATTTTGGCAATTTCGCAAGGCGTTTTGCCCGCTTTGAGCCACTGCGCGTATTTTTGGTTAGCAGTGAGTTTCGACATGATGTTCCGCCGTGAAACGGGGCCGCGTCTCCCACACGCGGCCCGCGTTTTCACGCTATCGGCTCACCCGCCTTGATTATCTTGTCAGCGGCTCCAAAGATACGCCGCGCGCTCTTTTCGGGCACTTGCTCACCTTTAAACCAGTGCTGAATGTAGCCGCGCGAGTAATCAGCGCCAGCTAAACCGAAACTTTCACAGAGAATATAGGCAACGCTTTCCGCTTCCAATTCCCTTAAATCGCGCGTGATTGTCTCACCATCAGCAAAGGTTTCGCCTGTTACATGACCTAAAACATGGTGCGCGATTTCATGGAAAAGCGTTTTATGTGGCAACGCGGCCACCGGATTAACGGCCAAGACCGCGCGCCCGTCTCGCATCCCTGCAAACCCCTGACAATTACCATCAGGATGTGAAAACGGAACTTGTGAAATTCCAAGCACGCCAAAGGCTTTTGCTTTGTCCCATGCCAGAGCGGGCGGCTCCGGTGTCAGCATCGGTTCCCCTTCGGTTTGTGAGTAGGTGAACCAGTGAGGGCGCCAGATAAAGAAGCGGCGCACAACAACGCCAGCCGCGTTTCGTTCCGTCTCGCTCGCCTCTGTTGTTTCCGCGCCTTGCGCGTCACTTTTGGCCCGCGTTTCGACTGGTTGGCACAATTGCAAACCGCGCTCGCCCTTTTTGATTTTGCGGCCCTTATTGAGCCAGCCCGCAAACGTATCGAGAGGCCCGACCTCAATTTCGCGCGCGGTGCATTGCATAATCGCGGCGATTTGATTGCCCCGCGAGTAGGGCCAAAACGCGCGGTAGGCGTCGTGCATCAGTCCTGGAACTGTCACCGCTTCGCGCAGAATTTTTTCCCACTGCATCGGGTTAGGCTTGACTGTTGGCGCCACTTTGGGCGCGGTTACTTCTGTTGTCGTATATCCCATGATAAAATCTTCCTTGTCGTATCCCTTGACGGTTCCAGTGCGCTAACACTGGAACCGTCTTTTTTTGGGTTTACGCTGTTGTTTTGGCGGCTGTTTTTGGGGCCGCGACTTTGGCATCAAACGCGGCGCGGGCGCGTTCTTTCCACTGAGCGGGCGCAAGTGTTCCGAGTTGCCCCAGTTGAAAATCAAGCGATTTTTGAAGGCGTGGTTTAGCGTCGGGGTTTTGGCTCACAAGCGTTGCCACATAATCAAGCGCCCACTCTGAGAGGTCAGCGCGACTGAGTTGCGGCGCGGTGCGCGTTTCGCTTGCAGTTGGCGCAGCCGGAGCGGGAACCGCTTCACAAGGGGAAACCGCGTCAATGACAACGCGCGGCGCGGCTTGCTTCGGTTTTGGCGGCTCGCATTGTGGCTCAATTCGCGCAGCGACAACGCCGCTTTTTTTGGTGCTTTTTGTGGCGCTTTTCGCCATTTTGGGCGCTTCTCTGTTGCAAGGCATCAAAAGCCCGCTAAAGTCACCATCTTTGAATAAGAGCGGTTTTTTTGGCCCTTCAATCGAGGCGGAAAAGCGGGCGCCCTTCACACTTTGCAGGGCATCGCGCAGATAATCCAATTTCATGGCGAAGGAAAAGCAATCGCCCGAAACTTTGCCGAAAATCGGCAGAAAGAGCGGCCCGCCGGATGTTCTCACACAGAGATAAGGCGCGACCCCATCAGCGACGAAATAAACGGCGCCCTCTGGTTCATCGCTCGCCAGCGGCGCAACCTTTTCGAGAAGCGACAAAAAGTGCGGGCGCTCCAAGTCAAGCACCATGCCGCGAGGCGAGGCTTTCGCAGCTTCTAACGGCTTTTCCCAGTCCACATAAGCCGTTTTCGCGTCAAGCGACGCCACACGCGCCCCATCAATTAAAAGTGCATCCATGCCAAATGAAAGCGTTATATCGCCCTTTTTGGCTTTCAACGCGGCAAAAACCTTTTCGACTTGTGCGCCAGCGAGAAGCGCAGAACCGCCGATTTTGCCTTTACCCACAGCGCGGGCGCTAACACTCGCCAGATGCAAGCGGCTCGCATCGCATCCAACGATAAGGAGCGCCGCGTTTGTGTAGCGCAATTGCAACGAGTTGAGGCTTTGACCGCCTGAGTCTTTGGAAACGGCTATTTTTGCCGCTTGGAGAGCGCCGCTAAACGCCCGTCCATCTACTGCTATTTGTGTCATTGTATCCCTTTTGCCACCGCTTTGGATTGATATATCACGGCGACAAGAGAAATTATAATCAGTCAAGAGAAATAATGCAAGTATTATTTCATTTTATTTTTAAAAAAGAGCGTTCACGCCTTGTATATCTTCAATCTGTGTCAAAAAATAGTGCGCTTGACTGATTATAATCACGCGTAAACGAGACACGATAACACGCATTTTAAGAGAGGAAAACAGGGGAGAGAGCGCACCTTTTGACGAAAGTTGGCGCCGATTTTACGAGGTGGGCGCCCTGATTCTCGCAAAATCGTGACATTTTGAGAAAAACGGGCGTAAATCAGTCAAAACGGGCCTTTTCGGGCGGTTTTGGCTCGCTTTGTGACGTTTTGGCGTCATTTTGTCACGTTTTCGGGCCTTGCCTCTGGTCGCGCCATTTTGAGGCGGTTTCTGTTTTGGAAGATACATTCTCATACACAAAAAGCGGGGCGATTTTGGCGGCGTTTCGAGAGCCAGAGGCGAGCGACGCAAGGTGATGAGCGAGCGCACCACATCGCGGCGCACTTTCGGCTGTTTGTGGCTGATTTTGTCACGTTTCGGGCGGTTTTTTGGCGATTTACACAGGGGTGGCCTTGCATCCTGCGAGGGGTAGTCGCCACGATCTACAACCATTTTTATTTTGGGAGGGGAAAACGCGGTTTTTTGTGTCGTTTTCTGTCTCGAATCAACACAATTTTGAAGAGCAAGGTAACTATTTTTTGAAAATCCACGCTCAGACAGTTACTTTAGTTACCCTGATTACCCAAAAAAATAATCTTTTCGCGTGGGCGCACGTTAGAAAAAACTTTTAGTATTTTGGGTAACTAAGGTAACAAGGTAACTATTTGGAATTCGGCTCAAAAACAAAAAAACCCGCGACGAATCGCGGGTTTTTGGTGGTGTGACATCGTTAATCGTCCTCGGAAGGAAAGCCCAAATTGTAGTTCGCTCCGCTGGCCTGCGGCGCCAATATACCAATGCCGCGCCTGATGGGAGCATTGCCGCTGCCGCGCTCTGGCCGAAAACCGCGCTCTTCGAGACGTTGCCCGAGTTCCTTTTTGCTCATGGGTCGCTCGCCGCTTTCGCTGGCCCAGGCTGTGTAGGCGCCGTAGAGGGTTGACATCTTGACCTGCGCTTTCTCGCCGAAAAAACACTCTTCGTCCAAAAACACCTGAAGCGTATCTTGCGTGGATCGATAAGCATCGGTTGCCTGCATCACCTCGGCGGGCCAGCCCAAACCCTGATTCTTCCAGTTCAAACATCCGGTGATGGCCCATGTCAGAATTCCGACCGCTTCGCTCTGGAGTTTTTCGCTGAGCGTTTTGTCCATCCGCAGTTCGTCGGGTCCTGACTCGCCTTTTTCTGGATTCCAAAATGTTTGGCTGAAGGGTATCAGCGGAAGTCGGCGCCAAATGGCGTGGTCAGTTCCCTTCACGCGCGGCAGATGGTTGGTCGCAAGCCAAATTTTGTGTGTGGGGCGAAACTCGAACTGCTCTTGGAATTTGAATTCACCCACGAGCACATCGTCGCCTGTCATCTGCTTCACCTTGTTTTCGTCAAGGCGCCGCCCCTCGCCTGTTTCACTGGTCGCGACGAATCGCGCTCCGCGTAGACGGGCAATGTCGTTGGCGATTTTGGTTTGCTGGCGCGACGTGATGGTTTCGCTGTCCATTTGCAGCGCATATTCGCCAAGCAGACTTTGAATTGTGTTGAGAAAAGTGCTTTTCCCGTTGGCGCCGTTGCCGTGCAAAATGAACATCACCTGCTCGCGCACATTGCCTGTGAGCGAGTAGCCGATGGCTCGTTGCAGATATTGAACTAGATTTTCGTTGCCTCCCATAATCGACATTAGAAAATCTTTCCATTGCAGACATTCTGCTTCTGGATCGAAGTGAATGGGAAGACATCGACTCAGATAATGCTCGGGGTTGTGTGGCAGCAGCTCGCCGGTTTGCAAGTCAATGGTCCCGTTTTGCACGTTGAGGAAAAACGGGTGCGTGTCGAGGTCATCTGCGACCATTGACCGCTTCGACTGCGCTGATTCGAGCATTCCACGAATGGCTTTGGCGCTGGCAGACGAAAAAAACCACTTCGATTTCGCCGCTGGGTCTGCATCGCGCGCGGCTTCAATCAAAATCGAGCGCACGGTTTTCTCTGCGAGCCGGTTGATCGTGCCGTTTTTGTCGGGCTGCCAGTGGGTGCCAGTCCAAACCATCCATTTTTTCCATGTGTAGCAATAGCGAATCTGGTCGCCGAAAAGATGAACCAGCCTGTCGGCGTTTGCCAACTCAGTGCACGGCAATTGAATAATGGGCTTTGGAAAATCTTCGGCAGAGACGCCGGTGTGGTCCGCCGCTGTGACGGCTTGATCCGATGGCTCAGCGGGGAGCGATTTAGATGAACGCCTTGGCGTCTTGATTTTTTCGCTGCTGGAAGATTTCTCTTGAGTGGGTGTTATACTCATGGTGTTCGGTCAAATAAAGCGCGCCCAGGGGCCAATTCCTGCGGCGCGCTTTTTCGTGCGTGGGCGAGAAAAAGGGCGCGCCGACGGCGCGGATGTGTAGCGAAAATTATAGCAATCTTGGAGACATTACGAAGCAGCTTCGCAATGTCTCCCTTTAGGCGCTATAATCAGTCAAGCGTAAATGTCATTCTCTCCTGCGCCCCAAAAAAAGCCCGATGGCCGAAGCGATTCCGCGCGAAAAGCCGATCAATCTGTGCGTGCCAAGGCTCGCGCCGCGAAAGATGGAATGCCCATATCAACGGGGCGCCCGCTCAAAGCTGTGGCACTGGAGCCCGACTATAAGCATCCGGATTTAATCGCGGGTGGACTCGCGCGCCCTGGTCGCGAAGCCAAAAACGTTCTGAAATACGGTTATGAGTCGGTGCAGGATCACTATGTGAATGGACCAGCTGACTTGCCGATCGCGGCTTTGGCTCGTGTGTGGAATATCACTCCTACTACGATTCAACGCTGGATCAACGATTTTGGATGGGGCAAGCTCCGCGCGGAGCGTCTCTCGGAAACCTCCGTTTTGCATGGCGGCACCAAGGGCGATGATATTGTCAAAGCCGCGCGAGAACAGTTCCTTGAGAAAGAAACCAAAATCATCAATTTGATGCTCGACGACATCGAAGAGCGCCTTGAGGACAAGATCGAAGAACTGATGTCGCCAACGGGTAAGCTCGAAAAAGTGAAAAAGCGCGCAGCAACACTCCGCACCGAGGTGCAGACCTTCAAAATGATTTCGGAGCACGCGCGCATGGCGCTCGGACTGCGAACCAAACCGGGCATTTTTGAAGGTGCGAACATCGACGCGCGCTCCGTCACAATCATCAACGAAACGCGCCCGGCTCAAGCCGAAACGACCGCGTATTTAAACGAAACGCTGAAAGAGATTTTGCCACCTGAAATGGATGCTATCGAGGGCGAAGTTGTGGAGAAACCATGAAACGCGAAACTTTGGAAGTCGAAGGTGACAATTTCGGTTTGAATTATGTGTTTCGTGTGCGTTTGTCCTTCTGGGATCGCTTTTGGATTTTGATAGGTTGGCCCTGTAAAAAAAGTGGTATCAACCAAATTTCAGCGGCTGCTTTTCCAGTTCCAGAAAACGAAACCGTTTTCATTCGTCTCGAAATCCGTTTTAACGATTTGGAAACCCTATAAATGGCCTCTGACCTTGTAGAAGTTGATGACGACGGCAAAATGACCGTCAATTACCACTCCGGCCAAGCGATGGCGATGGACTCTATTGCGACTGAGACCTATGTTATCGCCGGTTTGCAGAGTGGGAAAACCACGTTTTTGCCCCATTGGTTGCGCCGCGAAATGATACGTTGCGGCCCAGGCAATCGTGGTTTGGTTTATCTCGCCTTCGGCCCGACGTATGCGGTTCTTGGCAACAAGGGCGTGCCCGAATTCCGTCGCATTTTCGAGGACATAACCGGCTGGGGCCGCTTCATCGGCTCGCCGAAATCGCGTATCGAGATCACCAAAAAAGGTGAACAGGCTTTATGGGGACACGAGCAAAAAGAAACGACGAGCATTTATTTTTGCTATGCCGATGACCCGAGCAGCTTCGCGGGATATACCGCGCTCGCGGCTGTTGGTGATGAAATCGGCCAGCATCGTTTCAAGAGTTCAGCCTACGACGAAATGAAGGCGCGTCTCACCATCGCACGTGGCAAAGTGGCGCCAAACAACGCGAAAGTCGGGATGCCTGCGGGTTTGAAAATGGGCCGTTTTTGTGGTGGCTCCATCGTTTACGGTTTGAACTGGGTTTACGAACATCGAAAGCAGTGGGCTGCCGCCGTGGTTGCAGCGAAAAACGACCCCGATTTCCAAGAGCGGCTACGAATCGGCGCAATCCATCCTGTTTATCACTTCGTGCGTTTTGACTCGACCATGAACCCGGCTTTTCCTCAACACGAGTTTGAGATTGCTAAAGCCACGATGGAAGAATGGTATTTCAATATGCGCTATCGCGGCATATTTTCGCGCCCTGCGGGCCTCATCTACGGCGCATGGAAACCAGAATTTGAGCGTTTGGAAGCCGATTTAGCACGCGCGCAGATGTGGCCGATTCCTCTTGACTGGCCACGTGCAGCGGCATTTGATCCAGGCGATGTGAACTTTTACGGGTTATTTGGTGCTCAGCAGCCCAATGACAAATGGTTGCTTTACGACACCTATTCGGATGGAGGTGAGTTGTCCTTTCGCCAGCGGGGACAAGTTATTTCTGAGCGAGAGCCTAACCTAATTTGGAGTGTTGTCGGCCAGATTTCCGAAGACCGTTGGCGTCGTGAGCTTCGCCTAGGCGGGTTGCAGTGCGAGGCGCCGCCAATCAAAGATTTTTGGGCGGGCATTAACACCAGCATCGCGGCGATAAAACTCGCTCAAATCGAAATGGTGAAGGAGAAAATGCGCGATGTCATTGACGACTTCGGCACATTTTCAAGGCCTGTCGATGATCGCACTGGCCATGTCATCATGGGCCAAAAACCTGACGATGAATCGCAGCGGCATTACATGGCCGCGCTTCGTTATTTCAGTCTTAAAGCATTTTTTGGGCTGGGCACCAACTATGGCGCGGTTGCTGGCGGTGGCGATTCCGGAAGTGGATCTGCGCCGCCTCCAATCGACCTGAGAAACCGTCATCAACCAGCTTGTGAGTCTTCGCTTCGAGCGCACGTAGTGCGCGGCGGTCCCATTCGTGGCGCGCGCACTTCTGGCGACCGTTTTTTGGACTGATGATATTGACTCCGATGAAAGTCTTGATTTCACGATACGCGGATGCTCCAAGCATCGGGCAGGCAGAGGTCGAACGACTTTTGCCGCTTTTTCGCGCCGGTGATGAGCGGGCAGGTCAAATCATCGTCGAAGGCAATATGCGTTTTGTGGTTTATGTGGTTAGCACACAATTCGTGTGGGCGTGGAACCATCAGGGCGCCGCTTTATCAGCTGAAGATTTATTCCAGGAAGGTGCTATCGGTTTGTGTCGCGCTCTGAGTAGCTACGACCCGAATCGCGGGCGTTTTATAACACATGCTTGGTATTGGGTGCGCCACTCGATTCAGTCTGCGGTCAAAAATACCGTTTCGCGCGGAAACGAAGAAACCAGTCTGGAGAAATTTGAGGGTGTCGAATCGAGCCATTGGCGAGATGAACCTTTTTTAATTGAGGCTTTCACTGATCCTCAAAACATTGCGGTTGAAGTCGAAGACCACGAGCAGAAAGAGTTGTTGAGACAGCGAATTGCCCAAGCTCTGGAGCAGCTATCGCCCCGCGACGCGCATATTTTGCGCTGGCGTTTTGGGATAGGTTGTTCGCCTGCGACGCTTCAGCAAATAGCTACATCGCTTGGCGTGAGCCGTGAGCGTGTTCACAAAATCGAGAAGGATGCCCGTGTGCGCCTGGGCAAAACCCTTGTCGTTCACAGCGATAACTCGAAAACCTAAAATTTCTCTGATGCCTACCAATTTAGAACCGCCTATCGTGTCGCTGCAAGAGATTCAGCAGATGGCGGGCGCGCTCGGCTACAACGTGCGCCCGGCCAATAACCTTTCGGAATATGTCACAGGTGGCAGTAACAATCGTTCTTGGACGTGGCTTGAAAGCTTGCCCACACCTGACGACGATTTAGACAATCTGATTGGGAACGACGTTTATACGCGCATGGGAAATGATGAGCAGGTGCAAAGCTCGACCATGCTGCTCATCATGATGGCGCTGCGGCGTCCGCTGACTCTCGATCCGGCCTTTGCTGACCGTGATGAGAGCGACGAAGATTTCAAGATGGGTTTGGAAGTCCGCGACTTTTGCCAGCGGGCACTTGACAATCTGGGAAAACATCGCGGCTCACTGTTTCGCTTTCACTTCGAAATGCTTTATAACGCGATGCGCTTCGGCAATTCCGTCGCGGAAATCACTTATGAGCGTGGTTCTGGCGAAGATGCAAACAAACTCGTTTTCAAATGTATCAAGGTCAAACAGCGTCACGCGCTGGCTTTTGTCGTCGATTATTTTTGGAATCACCTGGGGTTTACGGCTTATCGTGGGCCTTACACCGGCTGGCTGGGTGAAATGAAGCGGGTTTTGCAGGTGGCAACCGGTAGCACGATGGTCGGGAGCGAAGAATTAAACGCGAAGAAAGCTCCTGTGAACGATGGTGAAAATAAGGAAAAGGCGCCGCCACTATGGGAATTCTTGCCGCGTGATAAATTCGCGGTGCTTTCCCTTCTCACCGAAAATAACGATCCACGCGGGCGCTCATGGTGGCGCTGCACCTACAACGCTTGGCAACAGAAAATGCGGCGACTCAAGCAACTCGATTCTTTCGCGCGTCGTTTTGGTGAGCCAATTGTGGTCGGCGAAGTCGCTCCAAACGCGAGTGACCAGCATCCGCTCGATGGCAACGGCAACGAAGATCGGACACAGCCTAAAGTGGCGCCACAATTTGCGCTTTTACAAGCGCTCATTCAAATGAAGGCTGGCGACGCTTTGGCTGTGGCCGAAGGCACCAAAGTTCACGTAATTGAAAACGGTAATGACGGTGGCGTGCTGATGAATTCGATTCACTTTCACGATTCACAGATTGTGAAAGGCATCACGTTCCAAAAACTGGCTACCTCTCCGGATGCACACCAGGCCAAGAACGCGGGTGAAGTTCATCAGGACGTTTTGAATTCGCCGGTTCACTATCTCAAAAACGAGTTAGTGACGATGGATCTCAATGACCTGCTTATTCCGCTTGTCATTCGCAACTATGGCCCGACGGCGCGCAAATACGTTCCTAAACCAAACCTTGGGCGCACCGATCCTGAGGATTTGGCCAACCTGCTGATTGCGCTGGGCACAGCTTTCGAGAAAGGCGGTTTGCACTGGTCGATGCTGCCCGAAATTTGGGCCGATTGGGGTTTGCCGCGTGTCAACATTGAGGAATGGATGGCCGACATGAAGGCCAAACGTGGTGGCGCGCCGTCCGATGCTGACAGTGACCCAGCGGCGCAAATCGCGAGCGCTCTCACCAAGACCGCGGGCAAGGGAGCCGAATTTTCGAGTAAAAGCGAAGCAGCTTCGCAAAGTCTCACTATCGAAAATGTGTTGTCGCATATGCCCGAAAACCTACGCGAATGGGGCCGCGAAATGCTGGAAAGCATGGTCGAAAATTCCAAGGAGGCCAACAGTGGCTAAAGTTAAGGTCAATAACATCAAGGGCTTGCCTGGGGTTCGCATCGCGTATTTTCGTTGTCCAGGCTGCGACGAAGTTCACGGCGTTAATGTTGGGTTGGTCAACTTACATTGTCCGGTTGTCTGGCAATTCAATGAGGACGTAGAAAAACCGACGTTTTCCCCATCGCTCTTAATCCGTAGCGGTCATTTCGTTCCGGGCCAAGAAGGTCGCCAGTGTTGGTGTTCCTATGACTGGGAAGAGAAAGAACCTGTATTTTCGTGCTCTGTATGCCACTCTTTTGTGAACAACGGGCAAATCCAATTCTTGAGTGACTGCACTCACAAGCTCGCTGGCCAAACCGTCGAACTTCCCGACTGGGAGAAAAAATCATATGACTAAAATTGCAACTAAAACCCGCACTGGTGTTGTCTTCCGTCCCGGCAATTATCCCGATAAGGGCATCCCTGTCGTCACCGAAGCAGACATGGACGCAATCGTGGCCGCAAGCCGCGACTCTGTTGAATTCGACTCGGAGCATGGCCCTAGCCTTTTCGACGGTCTTCTCGGCAAGGCTAGGAACTTTCGCACAGGGACCGATGGCGGTCAAAAAGTCGTGTTCGCGGATTGGGATGAACCCGAACCCCTGGCACAACTGCTGGGAGATACGCCTCGCACGGTCAGTCCCGCTTTCGAGGATTGGAACACGCGCAAAATCACCAAGATTGCGCTTGCAAAGTTCCCGCGCATCACGGATGCCCAATTTTCGGCGGCCATTGCGGGCGCTTATACGGCGTTCAGTGAGGGCAAGCCGATTGTCCCTCTGGCTGTTAATTTCGCGTTTTATTCCAAGGATGAGCGCGATGTGATTGCGCTCGAAGATTTCGGTGACCCCGAGAACAAGCTATTTCCAGCTCGCACTCAGGACGAAGCGAACGAAGCGATGCGCCAACTGGTGCATGCCCAAGATCCAACCAAGGTCAAAGCCAATCTGCTCGCTATTTGCGAGCGTAAAAAGTTCAAGGTGAGTGGCTACCCGCACGCGCGGCCCGGTGTGAGCACTGACATTCCAGCCGATTACTACAACTCGGATTACTACTTCTCAGCCTCGCCCGTTCACAACGCAAAAGGCCAACCCTATAATAATTCTGAGACTCAACAGGAGCAAAAACCGATGTCCCAACACAACGACAACAAAAACGAACCCAGCTTGTGGGATAAATTCTGCGCGTCACTCGGCTTGAATGAGCAGCAAAAGGCAACCGCCGCTGCGACGTTCACAGCCAAAACCCCGCGCGAAATCGAACTCGAGGCCGAAAATGCGCGCCTCGCCGCGCAGGTTGCCACCAGCAATGGCACCAACTTTTCTGCGCAGAAAGCTACCCGCGATGAGCAGGCTAAAAATGCCGCTCAAAAGTTGCTGGATGAAAAGCGGATTTTGCCGCACCAGCTCGAACCCGTGCGCGCTGACTTTTCGCGCGCTCTTGAAGATGACGCGACCAGCCCGGTCAAAGTCGCTTTCAGCGTGACCGACGCGCAAGGCAACGCCAAAACCGTGGAGTGCACACGCTTTCAGTCGCTTCAAGCGGTCTATTCAGGTTTGCCCCCGCATGATCTCGAAACCGAGAAAGTGCGCGAGATGGCACCTGAAACGGTCGCGCTCTTTTCGCGCGAAGCGACTCGACAAGTCAATGCACAGACCTCAAAGGAAGAGGTTGATAAGGATGCTTATCAGCAGATGACGGGCAAAGAATACAAGCCCGAATAATCTATTCCATTTCAGGAGACCATATATGAACCGTCAAACTCACACATTTCTAAATCAGAGCCTTCAGCCGTATATGCGGCCTAGAGATGCACGCACTCAGGCTTGCGCTATGCTTGCTGCCGCTGCAACCTACCGCATGGGAGATCGGCTTGCACAAATCACCGCAGAAGGGGCTTCGAAGGGTAAGTGGACAAAAGCCGACATAGCTAAGGTTGTAGCTCCTCTTGCTGCTCCCGGACTTAGTGCTGCTGGTGCCGACGGCACTTTGGCGGCTGGCATCTATGCCCTTTGCTACACCTACAAGAACGCTAATGGAGAGACCACAATCTCGCCCGTCGCTACCGTCACAGTTGGAGCGACCAATCATATTACAGTTGCAGCTCTAACACCGCTCCCAGCCGGTGTGCTTTCGGTCAATCTCTACATGACTGACGCGGGCGGCAACGACTTACATTTCGTAGCCAATTACGACGGCGCTACTCGAAACATCCTCGCGCCTGTTCAGAGCGCGCAAGAACCGCCTTCTTCGAATACCGCGTTTTTAAAATCGGATGGCACACAGAAGCCTTCGCGCCTCTGCGTCCGCGACTTCGTTACCGATGCTAATGGCGTGGTCTTTCACGGCGTTGAACCTCCTACAACTGGTCCTATTGCTTCCCCGGAAGATACGGCTATGGGTTTTGATAAGGGCTATTTTTTGTTGGCCGATTTCGTCAATGCCATGACTGATGATGAAATTGCTGCTATGGGTGCACAAAAAATTGGCGTCGGAGACAAAACCCACATCCAACTCAAGTAAGCGGGCTAGTCCCGATTCCAACATCCATTACAGGAGAATTTAAGTGCCCGCACAATTTACTTACACAAATCCCGTTACTCTGCGCAAAATCGCGCGCGAACTGATCATTGGCCCTATTGAGGGACAGTGGATTTTCACGGAAGTCTTTCCGATTGAAAATATCGAAGCCACCGTGATGCGCTGGATCATTGAAGACAACATGTTTGGTCTTATGGCCATGCGTGGCGTCGGCGGCGAGCCAACCCGAATCAAAAACGTAGGCTCGACTGGTTACGAAGCCACTCCCGCGTACTTCGGTGAATTTGGCACCCTTGACGAGAATGAGATCCTTCGTCGTGCGATGCTAGTGGCAGGTGTTCCTGGAGAAGTTCCGATTTCGGTCAATGACCTGATTCAGAACTACTTTGACACGATGAAGGTGCATTATTACAACCGCCTCAAGCAGATGGCAGGCGACCTTCTCAATACGGGAACACTCACTATCACGTTGCCAGACGGTGCTCCTCTCACTTTGGGCCAATACACTCAGGTAACCGATAGTCCTGCCGTTCCTTATACGACATTAGGAACTGCTGCACCGATGAAGGAAGGCCAATTATTCCAGGCTCGTTATGGACGTGGCACCAGCGCCAAATTCAATAACACGGCTACACGATGGATGAACGGACGCACTTTCACCCTCATCCAACTTAACACCAATGCCAACGACATTTACGGCAAAAAAAATGTCGGCGGTGATTCGTTAGTTTCACTCGAAGAATTCAACCGAGTGTTCGTCGCGGCTGGAGCTCCCCAAATTGGTATTGTTGATGATTTCTACCTCGACAACGCCGGTGAAACTGTGATGGATATTCCGGACGGTGTTGAATATGTTATTGGTTCGCGGCCTCAGAATGAAAAGCCTGGCGCTTTTATGCTTACAGCCAACGCTAATAACCCCAACAACGCCTCAGGTGTTTATGCATTTGTTGATGATCGCACCAAAGGTCCCAATAAAACTGTTCCTCCTCGTATTGATGTTCATATGGGTTTCAACGGTAACGCGGTTATCAAACGGCCAAAGCAAATCATCAAACGTGTTTTGGCTACCCCGGAAGATATGGATACCGTTTTGGGAGCCATTGAATAACCAAACTTCTTTGGGGGATAAATTTATATGAATTTTCGCATTCTACATTCGCGGGCTGGTTCGTTCAAACAAGGCCAGATTGTGTCTGACAAACAAATCAAGCACAGTGGCGCTGACCTCACTTTCTGGAAGAAAATCAAGGCAGTCGAAGAAGTGACTGTTTTGACTCAATCCGAGATCGTTGAACAAAAACTTCCTGCTGAAATCACTGATCCAGGAGCTGCAACGCGCGATGCATTAGATGCTGCAACGCGCACACAACAGGAAGCACTGGAGGCCGTTGCTGCTGCGGCTAAGCGTCGCAAGGAAAAGCCAGCTACAGGCACCGGTGACGACCAGAACCAGAGCGACGACAGCGCTGACACCGGCCAAAACGAGTAACTATGGCACTTGGAACTTATGATGAAAACCGCTGGAGCATTTTAGATGTTCTGCGCTCGCTCTTTACTGACATGGAAACGACGGAAGGCACAACCATTGTGCCGGACGCTGTTTTGTCGGACACGGTTTTCACTAAAGTTCTGGCCGAGAACGGCACCCGCGAGGGTGCCGCTCTTTTGGCTCAAATGTATTCGACTTTCTACGCTCAGCAAGCAATTTCTTATGCAGACCCGACCTTGAAAGTCACTTTCACAGACCGCTCTAAACATTACGCTGGTCTCGCTCAGCAAATCCGAAGCGGCCTTATCAATCTCGAAGCTCTCGCATCAGGCGGGCGTGGTGTGCTTCTGGGCCGAAGCATCGTAGGCCGCGCCGATGCGGCTTATTTCGATGCAACTGGCGTTTGGCCAACGCCTTCCCTACTCGACTAATGTTCAGACTTGAAGTAGAAAATCACCTCCGCGAAATCGCTCCTGTGGATGGATGGAAATGTTTTGAAGACACCGGGCGGCGAACTTACACAGTTTCTTTTAATGTTCCTACTTTCGTCGGTCGGGCTATCTGGAATCTGCAAAGTTTGCGTTGGAAGTTGATCGCAAAGTTTTCTCGCTAATATGGCACGCATTGGGATTTCGCTCAAACGCATCGAGAAGAGCCTCCGCAAAACGGTGGCTCCTGGCGTTGGAGATGACATTATCGAGGTCTGGCGTGGTAAAACAGGCAGCGTTGGAGCCCCAGGTGGAGCATTGCTGAACGAAATGGGCCGCACGGTGAGAACGAATGCTGCAACGCCAACAGCGGTAGGAATTGTTAAAGTCGCTGCATATTATGGTCGTTTCAGTCCAGGGCGCGCCGGCATGGAAGGCGATTTTGGCACACGCGCCAGCGTGACAGCGTTTACCTTTACTTTCAACGCTGGTGATGCGCCGAAAATTGAGAGCGATGATCGTTTGATCGTGGCTGTCAAGCGCGAGTTGAAACAGAAAATCGAGGATTTGGGTTGGCAATCGAACGCAATTTACAGCGTCGGAGCGCGCGAGCAACCTACTCAAAGCAATGGATTTTCTTACCTGCGAACATCTGGAACGGTGTCAGGTGCGGTTGAGCCGGTTTGGCCACGAGTGAAGGGCCAGATAGTGGTCGATGGTGATGGAGAGTGGAAATGTGAGGGTGAGCTTCCAGCTTATGGCGTGATTGATCCGGGCGGCATGGGAACCATTGCCGTCAATTACATTGTGACGGCGGAGCGTAAATAAATGAGCACTCATTTTATTATCGAGCGGGATAACCGCGAAGCCACTTATCACGCGATGGGCGAGGTTTACGAAGAATCTCACGTAGATGCAGCCTGCACTCTACGTGGTGCCCTGCACGCTCACTTGCTTCAAGGCGGCAACCTGGGGCCGGAAACCGGAACAATGGCCGAAACGCTCTATGTTCAGACGCGCGATGAAAGTGACTATGACGAGCGGCGCGACGCGGCCAAAGATGCCTATTTGGGTGAAGAGTCTTTCTGGCGCGAAATCGTGCGTGATGTATTGACGCAAGCGGCCTATACGGACGAGCATTTCGAAGAGCGCGCGATGGACGAGGAAGATTTGCCACGCGGCGCGCTGGCCGCAGTTGCGACGTTTTGGGCAGTTGGGTTTTGGTGGCAGATGGGGCATTTCAATTTGCTAACGCAGCAGTGGGAGCGGGTTTCATGGTTCATTGAACCAACGGCACGTTGGGCACAAATGGAACTGGAGCGCTCCTTTGACAATTTCGAAGCGCGTGTGCAGCAAAAGGTGGGGTTATGAGTCCAGTCGATGCACTGATTTTTGGCGTGATGCGCGTTTTATCGGAAAGTGAGGTTTTGGCCCTGCTTCCAATTTCAAGTGACCTACTGGGTTCTGATCATCCGCTTCCAGCGGGGTTAATCTCGGTTCATTCGGATGTGCCCTCGCACACAATGGGACCAACCGAGGCGTATCGTGTGATTCGGTTATCGGTGGAGTGGATCGGCGAGGATGCGGATGGCAAAGGCGCCGACGATATCACCGATCCGCTGAACGAACTGGCACGAGAGAAATTGTTTGTGGACGATGAAAACGAAACCGCGCAAGAGCGCCTAGCGCGGCACATGGAGCCAAAAGGTGTTGGTATCGGCATACCGATGGAAGTCGGGAGCATCCTGCCCTACACCAAAAAGCTAGGCAAGGACACAACCGAGTTTCGCCGCGCGCGAGGCTACTTTTTCGAGTTTCATACGGAGCGGATTTAACTATGAAGAGATTTGATACCGCAGCTCGCGGTGCTGTTATGATCGGCGGGCGTGACAATACGCGTCACACCAAACGCTTTTCTTCGACTGAAACAATTGTTGCGGTCGATGATACGCATATGCAGCCTGAAGGCGACGCAATGAATTTCATTGCTGGCCTTGAAACGGCGGCCATTTCGATTTCTGGTTCTCTGCCCGTCTCGAAGGCATTGGTTGAACTGGAAATGCGTAAAGCTCTTGGCTTGATGCGTAATGCTGAGCCGCTATTGCTCGCGCCTTGGGGCACTGTCCCAGGTCATTATGCTGAGTTCTTGGACACGGAGCAAACCCGCTTTGGCTCTGATGGCCTGACACCGAGCATCACGGCATATAACGCTGACTTCATCGGAACTGGCGGGCTGAAGCGCGGCACTATCTTGCACACGTCTCAGGGCACAGCGGGCGTGACTCAAAACGAGATTTACGCAATTAATTTCGTGAGTGCTGACCCTAACCAGTTTTTTGGCGCGCGCGCTGTCGGCACAACGGAAGTTTTTGAGTTCACGACCTCAACAACTAACGCGCAGTGGAAAGCAGGTCTCGAAGCGCTCCCAGCGTATGCGGGACGCACTGTGACAGTCACGGGATCTTTAACCGGCATCTCACTCAAAAGCGGGATACGTCTGGCTGAGTTCTCAGGTGGTAGTGAAGTCCCTGCCATTGAGATTATCTCAGGCGCAGTGCGTCGTGCCCTTGTGATCGGTGGCGATGCTGACGCCGATTACTCGTTTGGAGGCGGCGATGCTTTCGCGCTTGGTATTTCTCAGGCGGACTTTCAAGCCAACCAGCGCGCAACGGGTGGCGCATTTGGGAATGTTGTGGCAATTGGTAGCAGTGCAGCCAACAATGCAAGCGGCGAATTGCACAATTTAATTGCGACTAATGCGCTAGCCAACGCTACGATTTACGGCGATGTGACTGTAACCCCTGGCATGACCGCAGATGCATTAGAAGATGCGATTCAGGCCAAGGGTGGCACGTATGCAAACCGAACGGTGTCAGGCTCCAGCACAGCGCCTGTCGCAAGCACTATTGTTGGTAGCGGTGCTGATTCTCAAATTGGGAATCGAACATTTACCTACGATGGCGGAAGCGACACCTTTCTTGGTGGAGAAGTATCGTCTCTGCCGACGGTGGCTTATTGGGATTCAGGCGACTTGCGCTGGAAAATTCGGCATGGCGCTCAAGTTTATTATTTGAACTCAGGAACACAATCAAAAGCAGCAGGGCCAACCCCTAACTGGACTGTTCACCCTGATTTAGCTTTCGGTCTTTTCGCTGCACCAACAACGGTCTATACGGCTGGAACCGGCTCAAATGGTTCCTACACCGTCACTATTCCGGCAGGACTTGGCGACGTGGCGAATTTGGCGGTTGTGGGTGATGGGTGGAGTGCAAACTCAACACCCCCAGCGCCCAAAAACGGCACTCTCGATTTCAAAATTTACTTTCACGTTGGCGACAATCCCGGTATTAATTCCCATCCTGCATCTGGCACAGGAGCAACTAATACGACTTTGGTTGTTGCTGGAAGCATCGCCACAACAATTACTCCGGAAGTCACTCAGGCGGGCGGCACATTTACGGGCAACATCATCACGGGCGCCTTCAACGGCACCTGGGTTGATTTGGGCGCGATCACTGGCGACGACACCACCAACGATGGAGGTGCAGTCATCATCCAAGTGCCTTTCACCTCACCCAACTGCAACGCTACTGTTCGCGTCCAGCACGCGGATGACAATGGTTCTGGTGCTCCGGGTTCAGCGACATCGGTTGCTGTTTTCGATGTCATCACCCAAAACGGCGCGCAGTTCCTCATTATTCCGCGCGGAACTATTTGCAAACAATGGGTGCGTGTCGCGATTTCGTCAGGCCAGATTACCGGCCAAATCGCTTTTACCGCGGCTATTTGCCGCAACTCAATCATTTAATTTTCTTTCCCTCTTGGGATTCCACTTTTCAGAGGAGCATCTTCAACTATGGCAGTCAAACACCAAATCGGCGCGGGCGGGCGCATCTACATCGCCGCTGCTGCGGACCCTACCGCTGTTTCGCGCATTGCGAATCTCAATAAGAAGGACTTTGTTAAGTCCATCACCATCAACGAGTCAATTTCCAACGACAATGTAACTACGATGAGCGCTGACGAAGACGGTTTTGCCGAGCGTTTCATCCAGGCACTTTCTAACGCCAACGGCACGATGGATGCGCTTTACGGCGCGCCAACGGGCGAATTCTTGCTGTTCATCAAAGCTATCAAAGAAGGCAATTTGCACACGCTGGGACGGGGTAAAACCAACCTCATATACGATCCTTTCGGTTCGGTGGCTGGCTACCTGTCTTTTTCGTGGACGATGCTTTTCACCCAAATCCCGCTCACTGGCGAATTGGGTCGTGCTGTTGGTGGCCAACTAGGGTTTCAAGTGGATGGACCAATCGCAGTGGGGACTGTCCCGGCTTAAAACTCGTTAATCCGATGAAAATGGCCCGGTTTTGCTTGCGCGATGCTGGGCCATTTTTTCACTTCATTCTCTCATGCCTTCTAAACAAGCTATTCACGAAATTACAATCCCGGTTGCCGTTACCTACGGAAACCAAATCATCACGCTCGATGCCGCGTTAGAACGTCCCTTTTTGCAAAAAGACGAATGGAATGCGCTTCTCGAAGCTGCCCAGATCGCGCGCCGCGATTTGGCTTTTACGGTGATCGCGGTAGAAGAAATCGTGGACTTGCAAGAAGAGGTCACTGAGGCCGACAGGGAACGTCTCAAAGAACTCAAAGCCGAAATCAAAGTGATTCAAGATCGGATGCACCAAAATCGCGCGGAGCGAATCGCGTTTTTGTGTCCGAGTTGGGATGTAACCGAAAACGATGAACCAGATAGCCCGCTCGTGCCCTGCACTCCTGAGAATCTATCGGACTTCTCGGATGAACTGCTCGAAGCGATGCTGGATGAGCTGAAAAAAAAAACGGGCCTTTCGCTGACCCTGTAATCTATTACCAGCAGGTCGCATGGCTGGGATTTCTTGGCAAAGAAGATCCGGTTGAATACGGCGCCGCACTTCAAAGCGATGCTGCGAACGAAGAGCCAGGTTTTGACATTCCGATTCCGCTCGCAGGTTGGGCAAAGAACATCCAAAGCGTCGCAAGGTGGACGGACACGACCTGGTTTAAAGCGCGCGAATTAAGCGAACAAAACCCGTTTTTATTTGATTTCCTGTTGGGTTGTTCAAGTGTCGAGCGCGATGCAGAGCCAATTCAACTCAAGACCCTCAAGGCGCAGGCTGATGCTGATGCGAGCCACACTGAGGCTGCTAACTCTGGCTGGTAAAAGAAAGAAAAGACATTACGAAGCAGCTTCGTAATATCTCCCCATCATGGCAGACGTTCTTACACTCCGGACAATTTTTCAGGGCGATGACTCCAACGTGCGCGCGGTTGCGCGTGCTGTGGACAGGCTCATTGACGAGACCATTGCCAAGCGTCGCGGCTCCATCGTCCTGCCGATTCAAATCGGTAGCGGTTCCGGTGGAAGTGGCGGCGGTTTTGGCGGCAATCCCGAAAAAATTATTGCGGCCACTCTTGCCAAAATCGAGCAGGTCGAGAAGGTGTCTGCGGCCAGACAAGCCCAAATCGCGGGCGAAGGTGAAGCCAAACGTGCAGCTATCGAGGCTCAGGGCACGCAGCGGAGACTCAATCAACAGGCTCAAGCTCAGGCTCGTTTGGAAGCTCAACAGAGCGCGCATCTCCAGAAGCTGATTCAAAATCAGGAAAAAGCGGAGCAGCGTTTGGCGCTCAAGCCAAAAATGACGCTGGAACAACGTGGCGAGCGTTTGCAAAACCTCGGAGGCTCGCTCAATCAAGCGGGCAACTCGCTCACGATGGGCGTGACGGCACCTGTTGTCGGCACAGCGGGTTTGGCTTTGCGTGAAGGCATCAAATTCGAGTCGAACTTTGCAGATGTCAAAAAGACCGTAGACGGCACGCTGATTCAGCTTGGGCGCATCCGATCTGAACTGCGCGAGATGTCCGCAGGAAAAAGCCCGATCCCAATTGATGTGAACGAACTGGCGCAAATCGCGGCCAGTGCGGGCGAACTCGGCATCCGGACTCC